TTACGGTGACGGTTCCGGTTACGGTTCCGGTTCTGGTTACGGTTACGGTTACGGTGACGGTTCCGGTTACGGTTCCGGTGAAGGTTACGGTGACGGTTCCGGTGACGGTTACGGTTACGGTTGTTAATAAAAATTGAAAAAATATGAAAGTGAGGATTATTTATGTCAAATGAAATTGTAGAAGAAAAATTTTCGACAAGGCTTTCTTACGTTACAGATCAGTACATGGGAGTTATTGAGAAACAGATGCAGGAAGGTGGTGCAGAGTTCGACCAGTATTCAGCAAAATGCGTATTGGCCGCACTAGGTGCTATAAGTACCATGCTTCACAACAGCGGAAGCGACATTTCAAAAATAAATACATCTAACATGAATGACCTTCTTATTAAGGTTGCGAGCCTGAAGCTGAACGCTAATGCATCACCTAGAGAGTGCTACTTCCAGGTAAGGAATGTAAATATTGCGGGGAAAGGAGAAAATGCAAAATGGGAGAAACAGATTGAGTTAGGAATCGAGGGAGACGGAAACGACGCTATTCTTGCAAGGTTTGGACGTGACGTGAAGAAAGTATGCCAGCACTGGGAAGTAAGGGAGAAAGATTTCTTCAAGTACCCTATGTATAACGGATTGGAAATGACAGCCCCGCAGTGGCAGCCGACCGGACAGGGAAAGGTTATCCGTGTTGTATATCCGATTATCAAGACGGATAACACGGTAGAATATTACATTGCAGAGAGGAAAGATGTTATCAGGAACCTTACGGCACATATCAGCAACAACCTTATGAATGAAACATTTGGAATCGTGAAAAGCCGATATGATGCAGACAACAAACAGAAAGCACAGATCGAAGCAAGGAAAAAAGAAATAATGGTTAAAGTAAAAAGTCTTGGAGATCTGGACGCAGTTCTTGACTGTGAAGAACTTTCACCTTATATTTCCCCTGCATGGAGAGAACCGCAGAGCAGAGAGCAGATGATTATACGCAAGATGCGTAACAACGTAACAAAGAAGATACCTAAAGACTTTGACAGCGGAATTGCTTCTACATCATATAACATGATGGATGATACATACAGAGAGGTTCATGCGGAGATTGAAGAAAATGCAAACAGCGTTGTCTATACCATGGAACCGGATGAAATAAAGGAAACACCTGTAGAAGATGTTCCAGCAGAACCTACAACAGAACCTACAACAGAGCAGAAAACAGAACAGAAAACAGAACAAAAGACAGAACCGACACCGGAAGAAGACGTTCTTCCATCTGAGTTCCCTATGTAGACAAGGAGGTAAGCCATGGAGTTTATCGTTATTGGATCAGGAAGCTCCGGGAACTGTTACCTTCTCACGAACGGAACGGAAAGCCTTGTTATAGAAGCAGGTATTCCGTTCCAGAAGGTAAAGGAGCATATAGAGGATACCAGAACAATCAAAGGATGCATAACAAGCCATGCACATAAAGATCATTGCAAATATGTGAAAGAATATGTGGATGCAGGAATACCTACAGGAATGACGAGGGAAGTTGCAGAACAATTCGAGTACGTATTTTTTGTGGGGGAATGGAAGGACAGAATGAGGAGAAAATTCGGGAATTTCATGGTAGATGCGTTTCTTGTGGAGCATGATGTTGAATGTTACGGATTTCTTATCAGACATCCTGAAATGGGAGCCATGGTATTTCTAACAGATACGGAATACTGCAAGTATGTGTTCTCAGGTGTGAATCACATCATGGTCGAATCAAATTACTCACAGAAGATTCTTGATGATAATGTAGCATCAGGGACTATACCCGAATCACTTAGGAACAGAATAATGAAAAGCCACATGTCATTTGACACCGCAAAAAGGTTTGTGGAAGCGAATAAAAGCATGAGCCTATACAATGTATGCATGTTACATTTAAGTGGTCACAATTCAGACAGAACGGCTTTTCTGGAAGAGATGCAGGAAGTAAACAAAGAAAGCATATGTTACAAGGCATATGCGGCAGAGAAAGGAACAGTAATAACAGTAAATAAAGCACCTTTTTAACGCATGTATGTTACCTAATTATATATCACACAAAAATGTAACAATATTAACGATTTTTCTATCAAAACAACTATAATCTATCAAAAATTGCACTAATATGATAGAATATGAGAAAAAAAGGGCAAAAAAAATCCTCCTGTTGGTTTGGCCGCCTGTAGGAAGATTTTTTCGAAAGGTTTGTATAACCCTTATTTATTTTGTCTAAGTATACCACAGTTATACATTCCTTTCTAGTGGAAAGGAAGAAAAAAATTGAATAGCACAAGTGCATTGAAATATGATTCTCAGATAGAAGAAGCTAGGAATCAAATACTGTTCCAGCATGACAGTGCTGACGGCTACATAACCATAGCCAAAAAAGTAGATGGAAAATTTGTTCAGCGGCATTACAAGAAAGAGCAACTGATTGAAGAACTGTCTAATTGCATTGGCGAAGAGGATGTATATTGCAGCCAAAATACCTTCTACCGTCCACAACGAAGAATCGAAAATATAAGGCAGTTACGGAATCTGTATGTGGATATCGACTGTTATAACATGAACTATGACCCGAAGTGGGTTATTGGAAAGCTGGAACTGGAATGTTTCCGACAGAGCATACCAGAACCGAACCTCATAATACACAGCGGAAGGGGATTGGTTCTGATATGGCTGATAGAACCGGTTCCATACAAGGCACTTCCGTTATGGAACAGCATACAGAGATATCTTCTTGAACAGCTAAAGGACGTTGGAGGAGATCCGAGAGCAGTTGATGCGTCAAGGGTTTTCAGGATAGCCGGAAGCATAAATTCAAAAAACAATGCCATAGTACATGTCGATTACAGGCATGACTATAGGTATAATATCAGGGATATACAGTATGATTATCTACCAGATCTGACACCTAAGAAGGAAAAGAAACCCGGCAGGAAAAGAAAGATTATACAGCTATTCAACGTGTACTCACTGAACCATGCCAGATTGCTTGACATAACAAAACTGGTGGAATTGAGGGAGTACAATGTTACAGGATACAGGGAAACAATATGCTTCCTGTACCGGTACTGGATGTGCTGCTTTTGTGATGATAAGGAAGAAGCCTACAGGCAGACAAAAGAACTGAATGAAACTTTTACTTCCCCATTACAAGAAAAAGAACTTAAAACGGCAACGAAAAGTGCAGAAAAAGCATATGAAGCAAGGAGCAACAAGGAAGCAAATGAACAGGCAATAAAAAGAGGATATCCGGGAGCGGGATATAACATAAGCAATGCAAAACTTATAAGCTGGCTGGATATCACGCAGGATGAAATGGTTCATTTAGAGACTATCATAAATCCGGCGGAGAAAAGAAGAAGAGAGCTGAAAAGGAAAGAAGAACAACGAAGAGAAGCCGGTATGCGTACCATGGAACAGAAGATAGCGGACGACAAGGCAGCAGTTATTGAAAAGGTTGAGATCATAAGAAAAGCAATGAATGAAAATCCTGAACTGTCTGTACGGAAGCTGGTAGAAGTGACAGGGATACCGAAATCAACAATCCAAAGGCTAAAAAAACTAATATAAGAAGAAACATGGTGGGACACATGAGTCCCACCAAAGAAGATGGAAGGAGCAGCCTATGAGAAAATTTAAAAATTACATGATATGTGTTGGAATGGTTATACTTATACCCATGTTCACTTTGTTCCTTGTCATGGAAGACAGGTATTGTGCGAAAGAGAAAAATACCTATCAAGAGGAACAGGTAGAAGAACATCAGGAAAAAACACAAGCAGAAGAACCAAAGGAAACACCCACAGAACAATCCACGGAAAAAGAAATAAAACCACAAGAAGAAATCCACACTGGGCCACCACCGGAAATATTACCACAGAATCTTGATATTCCATTAAGCGACGAACTTCAAAAATTCATTTATAAAGAATGCGGATATGATGATGATTTCTATTGCCTGGTTATCGCAATCATAGAGCAGGAAAGCAATTATGACCCAATGGCCGTAAGTGTCACAGAAGATTATGGACTCATGCAGATCAATGAAAGCGTCCATGGTTATTTTGAAGAAAAGTATGGAGAAAAGGACTTCACGAACCCATACGACAACACCTATTGCGGAATTGAAATAATCAGAGAATATCTTGAAAAATATGAATACAAAAACCTTGCACTCATGGCATACAACATGGGAGAGCCTTGTGCGAAAAGGCTATGGAGAGATGAAGTTTATTCCACTTCTTACAGCCAGGGAGTGCTTGAAAGATATGAAAAATTTTCTAAAAAATCAGAAAGAGAGATGTGAAAGAATGGAAAAAGATTTGATAGGAGAACGATTTGGAAAACTCGTTGTTATCATAGAATGCGATAGGCCATATGATGGCAGAATGAGGTTTCTGTGTAAATGTGATTGTGGAAACTGCCGATGGGCAACGATGAAGGAGCAAGCAAATAATGTGAGTTACAATCTGGTTTATGAATATAACGGAGAAAGTAAAACTCTTAAACAGTTGTCAGATATAGTTGGAATTAACTACCATACACTGTATGGGAGAATAAAAAGAGGTTGGGATATAGAAAAAGCATTGGAGGTAAAAAAATGAAAAACATTAGTTACGCTGGACGTGGCATGGCTTTTGAAGAATTTGTGGAGTATTCCAATGCCAGGTACAGGTCGGCAGGGATAGCGGTAGTTGAGAAAGTACCAACAGAGTTTATCCCTTTGAGAAACAGACAGGGCAAGGTAATAAGCTGCAAGGTTGACAGGAAAGCACCTGTTGACTTCATGGGTAGATATCGGGGTATACCGGTAGCAATCGAAGCGAAACACACGAAAAGCAGTAGAATCAGCTTTAATGAGGTGAAAGACCACCAGGCAAAGTTCCTTAATGATTTTGTCGGAGAGTCTGGTGCAGGATTCGGAGCAGTGCTTGTATCGTTTAATCTGGAGCGGTTCTTCCTTGTGCCATGGGCGTTCTGGTCTGCCGCAAGAAATATGTGGATCAGGGACAAAAGAAAAAAAGCATCCGTTATCTGGCATGGAATGTCATGGACAACACCTGGGAAAGCATCCGTATCAGCGGATGAACTGATGCCAGAATGGGAAATAAAAATAAACAACAAGTATGGACTTGCATACCTAAGCAAGATAGATACATACATGAATAATTATGTGAAGGAGTGAGCATAACTGATAACCAATAAGAGAGAACAGGAAATATGCGATAAGTACAGTGCGCAAGATGAATCAGGAAAAGTTCATTGTAGAGAATGTCCACTTACAAGAGGGAAAGGGATTGGGTATATGACGATTGATGAATTAATTAAACATGAAAGAGAAATAGTTGAAAGACAGAGATCTCTACTAGATAAGTATTTTGGGAGATTAACATGTGATAGCATTGAAAAGATTAATAAATGCGTGGAAGAACATGAACAGTTTGCAGAGTGTCTGGAAGAGCTGAAAGAGCTTAGAGAGTACAAACAGAAAATGGAGATGCAGTATCTTGATGATATTAACAATCCGTTAGAGCCGTTGAAACTGGCAAGTGCTTTGAGAAGTGAAATTTTTAAGTACGATTATAGAAAAAAGAATAAACCAGATGAAATCAACGTACTTGATTACACGGTTATGTATGCACTGAAACACTGTCTGGAAGAACAGTTAAAGGCAGGTGGAGATAATGAGTGACGAAGAAAAACTAATTGACGAAATTGTTGAAAAAACAGAGAAATTAAAAGCATTGGGTTTGGATATGAACACAGTCAAGAGACTACTTGTTGAAAACTTCAAAATCCTAGATAATCTTCCAAATAAGATAGGAGACTTTGGGACAAAATATGAAGTTTTAAAAGTCGCAGAAAGTGGTGTTAAATTACAAAAACTAAAAATTCTAAAAGGAATAAAACCTTTTGGGAGTGTTGCGTTTGGAGAAAAAAAAATAAAATGTCAGTATTTTATACTTGATAATGATTGTTATATAAAACATATGGATTATTTTTCGCCATCCATGACAAATAATGATACGGACTTTTGTGCGGACTTAAATACTCTATGCAACAAATATATTGGTAAGAGCAGGAGTAAAAAATTTATATATGAAGATGCGTGGGGAGATATTTTATTACAGCGTAAAGCGTGGATTAAGATAGCTAACTTTGTTTTTGCATGTGACAATATGCATCAAATAAAATTAAAAAATTTAATAATATCGTTGCAAGAAGATTATCATGCCACATATATGCGAAAAAATGAGTTAGTGGATAGTAACTTTGATCGATTTTGGGAAAGTCTGATAAATGATTATTCTAGTAAGGCAAAAAAGCCACTGTCGGACGATGAACAGTGGCAAATATATATGGACGGATTACATTATATATGCTCAATAATGCTAACACAAAATAATTTAAAAAGAAGTATCGAACAATGCAAAGAAGTGATGATGATATGGTCGTTAGAACAGACGGAAGTTACAGCAATAATGAATAAAAAGGGATTTCCTATGTTTTTTGATGATGTAATAAGAGAAGTATATAAGGAGATGAATGAATGCAATGTTTAAATTGTGGTAAAGAATTTACTCAACTTTCAGTAACACAAAAGTACTGTTGCAGAAAGTGCGGAGATATATTCAGGAAAACACATAAAGTCACATTATTATATCCGTCAATAACTTTTAATTGTTCACAATGCGGAAGGACAGTAGTAACAGAGGATGGTAGTGGAGATATGCGTACAAGATTTTGCTCAGCATCATGCGAGAAGAAATTTTGGAAACATCCACATTGGGAAAATAGTCATATGAGAATGAATTTCCGTAGTTTAGATGACTATGCAAGTTACGAGAGACGAACAAATGAGATGTAAAGGAGAGTGAAGAATAATGAACAAACGAATGAAAGTGCAAGATCAAGTTGATTACATTAAAGATGAAATTGTCGGTTTTCGGTATAGACATTTTAAAGGTGGAATATATGTCGTTACTGGTATTGCAGTACACAGCGAAACAGAAGAACCGATGGTGATTTACAAGAGTTTCTATAAACCTAATTTAGTATGGTGCAGGCCATTAAGTATGTTTCTATCAGAGGTAGATCGTGAAAAATATCCTGATGTGAAACAGCAAATGAGATTTGAGATGATAGGAGAATCAGAATGAACAAAGCATTTGAGAAGATTTTAGAGAGGTTGGAAAAAGAATTTGGCATAAGTGATGAAGTGGTAATTGAACTTTATGATATAAAGAAAATCGTTCAGGAAGTAGCAGAAGAATTTGCTCCAGACACAAATGTCGGGAGCAGTGGTTGGATTCCTGTGAAAACAAGGCCAATGACAGAAGAAGAGGAAGAATACTATTCAGAATATTTTTTTATATATGAATGTCCTTTGCCTGATGATGGACAAGAAGTATTGATTACTTCAAAGTATGGAAATGTTGATAAAACAACATTTTATAAAGACGATGGTAACTATTTTGAAGATTATGAGGATTATGATGAAGTTGTCGCATGGAAAGCGCTACCAGAACCATACAAAGAAAGTGAGGACTAGTTATGAATAAGAAAGGGGTGTGCTGACATTTTGTTAAGTACGTCTCTTTTTTTGCAAAATTCAATACTAATAGTAGAATTATTCTGAAATAATGTTATAATTTACTTGAAAAAATGCGTTTTATGCGTTTTATGTAACTTTTAATTTGATTAGATTGGAGGAATTATGGATGGTAAAAAAATAGAAGATATTGATTACAGAACCTCAGCAGAGCCAAAAGCAGTATCAAATGATGGTATCCCTATCTTCTGTTCGCACGACGACATCGTGCCTACAAAGAACCTCAAACCGAACCCACTCAACCCAAACCAACACCCACAAGAACAGATCGAACTTCTCAAAAGCATCATAGAGAAAACAGGATGGAGACAGCCTATCACTGTTTCGAACAGGAGCGGATGTATCGTCAAAGGACATGGAAGATTGCAGGCGGCCAAACTTGCCGGATGGTCGAATGTTCCGGTGGACTATCAGGAATATTCCAGCCAGGACGAAGAATACGCTGACCTTATTGCTGACAACCGGCTTGCGGAACTTTCTGAAATTGATAATCAGATTCTATCAGAGATGATAGATTCATTCGAGAATGAAGATATGCTTGCACTTACCGGATATGATTCAGAAGATATAGACAATATACTTTCTGATCTTGAAGGAGAGGAAGAAGAGGAAACTCCGGAAGAAATAAAAGTACCATCCATGTTTTCTAAAGCCGGAGATATCTGGAACCTTGGAGAGCATAGATTTATTGTTGGTGAAGAAGACCCTATTTGTGACAGCATCATAAGCCATTATGTCTATGAGACTGGGAATATGGGATGTACGTGTGTAAGGGAACAAAAAGAATACGGATACATGGAACTGATTACTGCATGGGCGAGGGAAAATGACATGGAAAGCGATATATTCAAACTAAGAAAGCCGAGACCCATAAAAAAATAAGGATGTGACCCTTGATGCCATGGTGACATTGAGAAGATACGGAAGATACGTGAACAGGAAATGCCTTGAACTTTACGGAAAGAGCACGGATGAAAAGCCTATACGTGAATTTGATGGAAGAAAAATAGGAAACGCATCTGAGTTTTATGAGATGGACACAAGGAAAATCTTCTGTTACAGCGAGGATGACGAAATCTGGTATGAACAGTAAGGATGTGAGGAACCATGGACCTTCTTACACTTGCAGCGGCAAGGAATTACACGAATAAGGCTACTGGTTATACAGGATACCAGCTTATAGAAAAAATACAGCTGTCAGAAAGCGTTCAGAATGTAGGAAAGATAGAGCTTGTCCCTGCAGAAAAAACGGAATCCGGAAAAGATGAAATCAGGATATATGGAATCGTAGAACAACAACCTAGTGATGGTACTAGTGAAGAATAGGACGGATGAATATTGAGTATTCAATGCAAAGCAATGATTGGAGATATTCCGGTCTACTGCTCACATGACGAAATCGTAGAAATTATGAAAGTAATACCAAACCCACGTAACCCGAATATGCATCCGGAACGTCAGATTGAGATACTGGCACAGGTCATTAAGGCTCAGGGATGGAGAAAACCGATTACCGTAAGTAAGAGGAGCGGTTTTGTCGTGTCCGGACATGGGCGGTTGCAAGCCGCAATACTTCTGAAAGAAACTCATGTGCCTGTAGATTATCAGGATTATGCAAACGAAGCGGAAGAATGGGCGGATCTGGTAGCTGATAACCGCATTTCAGAACTGAGCAGTATTGATGAAGATTTGCTCATTGATATCCTGAATGACATCAACAACACAGACATTGACGTTATGCTGACAGGATATGAGTACCATGAGATAGACGATTTAATCAATGATGATGAAGCACTCAGGGTCATTGAAAGTTTTTCAAGCGATACTGACCATGGGAAGAAACACACAGAGCCGGAAAGCACAGGCACAGAAGATACCACAGAAACACAAACAGAACAACCCACAGAAATAACCACAGAACCGTCTACATTTCCATCTACAGACGATCCTCAGATAACAACCACAACAAATTTCAACTATAAAGAGCAGTATGGAGTTATTGTAATATGCAAGGACGAAGCGGAACAGAAAGAAGTATATGAACGTCTCTATTCAGATGGTTACGAATGTAAGGTTGTGACTACATGAATAAACTGACAAAGATTGAAGTACATAACCGTGTTGATGATTTTAACAGTTACAGGGCGGCAAGGGTAAAAAGCCTTTTCAATGCCGAAAACGGATGTAACTTTGACCTTGAAGCCACCATGGACTTATCCGGTGATTGGCAGATTGGTGTTGTAGTCGGGCCATCTGGGAGCGGAAAGACTTCCATAGGGAAAACAATATTTGATGGTGAGAACCTTATACACGACTACACAAAGGGATGGCATCCAAACAAACCAATCATTGACGAAATCGCTCCTGATGGTGATTTTAACGAGGTAACGGGGGCATTGGCTAATGTAGGTCTTGGTGATGTTCCAGCATGGCTAAGGACGTTCAGAGTACTTTCTAATGGTGAGCAGTTCCGGGCGGGACTTGCAAGGCTGATTTGCGAAAAGCCGGAAAAAGCGGTTGTTGACGAGTTCACTTCCGTTGTAGACCGCCAGATTGCGAAAATCGGTTCGCAGGCATTTCAAAAGGCATGGAGAAGAACGAATCCAAATGGAAAAGTGGTATTGCTGACACCTCACTATGACATATTAGATTGGGTACAGCCGGATTGGGTATTTGACACCGCTTCAAAGCGTTTTGAAAGGGGGAATCCCAGGCAAAGACCGAAAATACGGCTTGAAATTTTCAAGACGGACTCAAGTTACTGGAAGTTTTTTAAACCGCATTACTATTTAGATTTACCTATGCCGCCAGCAGCAGAATATTTTGTAGGTACTGTTGATGGTGAGCTTGCTTGCCATGTTGCCGTTGCACCTATGTTCACAGCTAATGCGTATCGTGCCACAAGGCTTGTAACCATGCCTGAGTGGCAGGGTGCAGGTGTAGGATTCCGTTTCCTTGAATGGGTATGCAGCTATCACATGGACGGAAATGGACGTTGCAACCGGAAATATGCGACATTCTTCCATACTTCACATCCGCAGCTATGCATGGCTTTAAGACGTAGCAAGAATTGGATACAAACAAGTGCAATGCTTTATGGTGACAACAAAAAGAAAAGTGCAATGAGCATTCAGAAAAGCCGCCGTAAAAAAGGCTCAAAGATGAATGGTGTTGGTTATGGAGGTCACTTCCGAGCTGTACAAGGATTCAAATATATCGGAAAGTATGGTGATATTAGTTGAATATATTCCTATGCGGCCAGCGTAGTTTTGGGAAAGTCGTTTTGAAAGAATTATATGATCGTGGGCATACCATCGTAGGTGTTGCCCCACCTCCACAAGAAAAATATTTTGATAAAGTCATAGGTCCAGCAATGAAATTAGGTATCCCGGTTATATCCGATATGGATAAGCTAACGTCAAATGATATACCGGATAACACAGACTTAATCGTTGCCGCACATTCTCACTGGTTTATATCCGAAAAAGTAATTGAAAAGGCAAGGTATGGTGGGATAGGTTTCCATCCTTCCTTGCTTCCCCGACACCGGGGGCAGGATGCAGTAAGGTGGGCGGTTGCAATGGGTGACGCTATCACCGGGGCATCCGTATACTGGCTTAATAACAAAGTTGATGGTGGAGACATTCTCATGCAGAAACCGGTATTCATAGATCGGTCATGGAGTTATAGCGATTTATGGAAAGAGATATTCCCGATGGGGGTACAGATGCTTTGTGATTCAGTGGACCTTATAGACCGTGGAGAAGCGGACAGAATACCACAGGATGAACGGTTTGCCACATGGGAACCATCATTTACCGTCACACGATTAAAAAGAAACGAACTTATCAGGATAGGAAAGGAGTGATAGCATGGCAAGAAAAAAAACACAGGAAGCACCAGAAGATTTGAAACCATGGGAGCGGCAGCCGGGGGAAACACCTAAGCAATGGGAAGCATTTGCTTTATACAGGGATATGGGTGCAGAGAGATCCATCCAGAAGGTAGCGGATGCTCTTGGTAAGACAAAGCCTAATCTTGGAATCTGGAGCAAAAAGAACCACTGGGTAGAACGTGTGACAGCCTGGGATGCAGAGGTGGACAGGCTGAACAGATTGCAGCAGATCAAAGACATAAAAAAAATGCGGAAGAACCATGCAACAGTGGCATCCGCAATGATAGTGAAGGCTGCACAGGCATTGAATAAGATTCCGGTGGAAGATATCAAGGCATCTGACGTTTCGAAGATGGTTGATGTTGCAAGCAAGCTGGAACGTATCAGCCGTGGAGATGTCGGAGAGGTTATTGAGAACCGGGATGGCGGACAGGCAATGAACGCTGTCCAGATTTATCTTCCGGAGAACCACAGGCAGGATGAAGATGATTTTGACGATTTGGAAGTTTAGACCATGATAAAAACAGGATGTAAAAGGGGGTGATGCCATGTCAACTGTAATCAAGCCACAGCCGAGACAAGAACAATTCTTATCGTCAATCGCAGATATTGTAATATTCGGTGGAGCCGCCGGTGGAGGGAAAACTTATGCTCTGCTCATGGAACAGTTACGGCATAGCGGAAACCCCCGATTCAATTCTGTTATCTTCCGTAGGAATAACACGCAGATATTTACCAACGGTGGACTTTGGGATTCTGCCATGGGTTTTCTTCCACAGTTTCAAGCCACACCGAAAAAGACCCCGAACCCTCAATTTGTTTTTCCGAGCGGTGCAAAGGTATCTTTCGGACACTTGGAGCGGTACGAGGATTGTTTGGGCTGGCAAGGCTCACAGATTCCACTAATATGTTGTGAAGAATCTACTTTAATACGGATGGCAGATGGCACTAAAAAACCCCTATCAGATATACAGATAGGGGATATGGTAGAAACTTTACAAGGACCTATGCCTGTTACAGCAATAGGTAATAGAAGATTAGAAGATTGTGTTGAAATTGAAAATGAATATGGAGAAAAGCAGATTCATTCAACAACGCATAAAATCCTTACTTCTTGTGGCTGGGTTTCCTATTCCGATATGTGTACTTTGTATGAATCTCACCAACCTTTGATTTCTTCACCCACTCAATGTTATGACGTTCACAAACACGTTGAATGCTCCTTGCAGATATGCCAAGAACAGCAACAGCCTCACGATAACCAATATTTTTATCAGCAGCAAGAGGTTTTATTTTGTCAACCCAACTATCAAGATCAAGGTTTGCAGGAGATTTCCTTTTGTAAGGCGCAACAAGATAAGGGAAGTTATTGCGAATCGTTTCAGTCGAACAACCGAGAGCCTTTGCAGCGGCTTTTAGACCACCATCTGCAAGAGCATCAGAAACAATATCATGAGTTAAAGGAGGATAACGCTGCTCACGTTCAAATTTACGATGTATCGCAAGATGTTCAGAACGTGAAAGAATTTGAAGGTTTGAGAGGTCATTGTTCAGGGGGTCCATATCAATGTGATGTACCTGTTCACTTGAAAGGAGATAACGTCCAAGGTGACGTTCTAATACTAGACGGTGTTGTGGTACAAAACCGAAAGGATTCGCTTTTGGATGGTCAGGGCAAAGTTCATAAACATATCCACCATAAATTACGGTATGTCCACCCGTATACGGGAGAAGAACAGATTGCGGAAGGGGTTGATATTGAATATCATTCATGTAAAATCACTCCTTTAGGTAAAAGATGGGTTATTGATTTAACAGTTTCTACCACTAATCATTATATCACTGAAAGTGGGTTAGTCAATAAAAATTGTTTTGACGAGCTGACACATTTCAATGAGGATGTTTTCTGGTATATGTTCTCCCGAAACCGTTCTGATTCCGGTGTACCCGGATATATCAGAGCCACAACCAACCCTGACCCTGACAGCTGGGTTGCAGAATTTATCTCATGGTGGATTAACCAGGACACGGGTTATGCGATACCGGAGCGGTCTGGGAAGATACGATGGTTTATCCGCATAAATGGAGAAGTAATCTGGGGAGATAACCGGATGGAGCTCTTGAAGCGTCAGTTTGATGGCGAGATAAGAGAAGTAAATAAGAAGCACAGGCACCCGGACGAACTTTTCATAAAGGACAGTGAGACAGGAAATCTGTATATACATGAACATGGTGAAAGCGGTGTTCTGTATGTATGCACAGAAACAAAACAGTTTTACAGATGGAACGGAACAGAATATGTTGACCTTATCACGCCGAAGAGTGCCACATTCATACTGTCCATGCTCTCCGACAACGCTATACTCATGAGGAATGACCCGTCTTACCTTGCCAACTTGAAATCACTTCCTCTTGTAGAGCAGGAACGGCTTTTAGGCGGGAACTGGAAGATTAGGCCTGCTGCCGGTATGTACTTCCCTAGAAATAAGGCTACAATCATTGATGAATTGCCAGATGATGTTATTCGATGGGTACGTGCATGGGATTTGGCCGGTACTGAGGACAAAAAGAACAATAATCCTGAGGATGGTCCAGCCTATACAGCTGGTGTTCTTATCGGTAAACGCAAGAACGGAAGAATTGTTATTGGTGATGTAATTAATCGCAGAATGAACTCAAGTGATGTGCGCCAGACTGTCCTTAATACTGCAAAAGCAGACAAAGCTTCATTTGGGAGAAAAATTAAAATAAGAATGTCGCAAGATCCTGGGCAAAGTGGTAAAGACCAAAGTGAACAATATATAAAAATGCTATCTGGATTTAGTGTAAGTATGGTAAGGGAGAGCGGCAGCAAAGAGACAAGAGCAGAGCCTTTGTCCGCTCAATGGATTGGAATAAAGGGTTCAGAAAAAGGAAATGTAGATGTTCTTAATGCACCGTGGACGCAAGCATATTTAGCTCAAATGGACGGGTTTCCAGACAGGAAGTTTAAAGATATGGCAGATGCCAGTGCAAACGGATATGACGAGCTTGAAAAAATGAATACACATTCCGCTCCACCAACGGAAGTAGGAAATAAGAAAAAATCATATTGGAATCATTAAACTTGAGAAATGGAAATTATTGTAATATAATCCATTTAGAAAGGAATGGGTTATATTATGAAGAAAGAAAATTTGATAGGTAAAAGGTATGGTAGGCTTGTTGTTGTGTCTGAATGCGAATCTTCAAAAAATGGACACGCAAAATGGCTTTGTAAGTGTGATTGTGGCAATTATACAGAAGTATTTGCGAATAGTTTAAAGAGAAATCTTACTAAAAGTTGTGGGTGTACAAGAATAGAAAAATCACATGGCAAAAATAGAACAAAAGATATATCTGGTAAAAAATTTAATATGCTGACTGTTATAAAGCCATGTGGGAAAAGTAAAAAAGGGGAAACAATTTGGGAATGTATTTGTGATTGCGGTAAAACAACTAGCTTAAGAAGTTCGGTAATAACGAAAGGTAGAACTAAAAGTTGTGGTTGTTTACAAGGAACAATATCAAATCGTGAGAAAATAAATTATCCATATGGAAAAGATAGTGCTAGTTATAAACATGGATTGCATAAAACTAGACTTTATAACATTTGGGCAACCATGAAAAAAAGATGCTATAACACAAAAGATGAACACTACGCTAATTATGGTGGACGTGGAATAACTGTCTGTGATGAATGGATACATGACTTTCAAGCATTCTATGACTGGGCAATGGCTCATGGATATGCTGATGATCTAACGATTGACCGCATAAATAATGATGGTAATTACGAACCTAGTAATTGCAGATGGACCACATCAAAGGAACAAGCGAATAATAGAAGAACCACAATGCATATTACTGTAAATGGAGTAACTAAAAATGCTACTGATTGGGCAAAAATGATAGGAGTTGGAAGAAGTACAATCAGTAGACATACAAAACAAGGCGATATTGAAGATTATATTTCTTCACGTTTAAGAAAGGAGTTGTAAAACCAGTGATAAAAAAAGGAGAAATAGGTAGAATCGGTTCCCGACGAAGCCTTAACGGTATCATGTACGAAGAATTTCTTCCGGAGCTTAGGGGAATACGTGGTGTGGAAGTCTACAAGGAAATGGCAGACAACGATTCCACCATCGGAGGGATTCTTTTTGCTGTTGAAAATCTCATGCGGCAGTGTGAGTTTACCATTGACCCGGCAGGGAACAGTGCGAAGGACAAGGAAGCCGCTGAGTTCGTGGAACAGTGCATGTATGACATGACAAGCACATGGACAGACACACTGTCAGAGATCCTTTCATTCATCACTTACGGATGGAGCTACCATGAGATTGTATACAAACGGAGAATGGGAAAGACAAAAGACGAAGACCTGTCATCAAAATATGATGATGGTCTTATCGGGTGGAAACGTCTTCCTATACGTTCACAGGAAACATTGTATGAATGGAGGTACAAAGAGGGTACGGATGACCTGGAAGGGATGGTGCAGATGCCGCCGCCGGATTATGGAATGTTATTCATACCTAAAGACAAGGCACTACATTTCGTTACCAGGAGCAGAAAGAACAATCCGGAAGGAAGGTCCATCCTAAGAACCGCATACAAGGACTGGTATTTCAAGAAGAGAATACAGGAAATCGAGGGTATCGGGATCGAAAGAGACCTTGCAGGTTTCCCGGTACTGAAAGCGCCGGAAGGCATGGACATATGGGACAAAGATGATGACGATATGAAACAGGCCCTTGCGAATGCAGAAGCCATCATTACCGGTGTAAGAAGGGACAGCAGAGAGGGGTTAGTTCTTCCTGATGGATGGGAACTGCAGCTATTATCCAGCGGAAGCAGGAGACAGTTTGACACAAATGCCATCATCAACCGATATGACACGAAGATCGCCATGAGCGTTCTTGCTGACTTCTTGCAGATCGGGCATGAGAATGTCGGTTCCTTTGCCCTGGTGGATAACAAGACGAAGATGTTCGCACTCGCAGTAGGAACCTATCTTGATGTCATATGTGAAGTATTTAACAATCAGGCAATCCCAAGGCTGATTGACATTAACGGAGACCATTTCAAAGGCATAACGGACTACCCGGAGATGCGTCATGGGGATATTGAGGATGCGAACTTAGAAAAGATTGGAGCCTTCTTACAGCAGATGGCAGGGAGCGGTCTGCTTACACCGGATGATGAAATGGAAGACTATGTTCGCCAGATTGGGAACCTTCCGGAGCGGAAAACCAGTGTACCGACAGAAGAACGGAAAGGGGAAACACAGGGACAGTCTGATGGCGTGAAGGTACAGCCGTCAGAAGAGCATAAAAGGGAGCAGACGAAGGAAGAGAATAAAGAGAAAGACCCTGACGAACTGGCAGACGAAAAGGAAGCTGAGGAAGCAAAGAAGAGTTTAGGCAGGCTCTGATTTTTGATTTAAGACGTTTTTTGTCATTTGCCTAAGAAATATATACATGAACAATAAAAATTGAAATATGGGCGAATATGAAAGCTACAGGAGTATTTTGAAAGGAGCGATACAATGACAAGTGAAGAATTTATGTTCTTATGCAAAAATGAAGTGGCAAATTATTTCAATAACCATTGCGAAAAGACGGACAAGGCAGAAATCACACCGGATGATGTGTATATCGTCTGGTACTGCAAGACATTACATAACCACAAGGCACTTGCAAGCACGAATGTACCAGATGGCATGTACTATGAGATCACTCATAACGGAGACAGGAACGAAACATATTTTGATGCCTACAAGAAGTGGCAGAATTTTGTTGCGAAAGGAGAATAGCCATGGAAATAGAATTTGCGAAATACATAGGGACAAAACTGATTAAGGCAAAGCCAATGACAAGGGGTGATTACAATGCGTTCCGTGGGTGGAAGATGCCGGAGAATGAGAATCCGGAGGATGAAGGTTATATGGTTGTCTATGTAGATTCAGATGATTACGTGTCATGGTCGCCGAAGGATGTATTTGAAAGGGCATACCGCTCATGTAATGGTGGAATGACCTTTGGCGGTGCTCTGGAAATGATGAAGATGGGATTCAAGGTCGCAAGGAAAGGATGGAACGGAAAAGGAATGTTCATCTATATGCAGGATGGTTCCTATCCGTACTTCCACCAGCTGAAAAAGGACGTTCAGGAAAAGCTGACAGGCCCATATGTAGATCCCTATGGTTCGGTGCATGTATGCCCTCATATCGACATGAAAGCAGCAGACGGTTCACTTGTGATAGGATGGCTCGCGTCACAAGAAGATATGCTCGCAGATGATTACTATGTTGTCGGATGACTGGGTAGTTGTTGGATAGTACAATACATAAGTTATCAACAAAGTTATTCACATTATGAACATTGTATTGTAAATATTCTGAAAATATGGTAATATAGTACCAGTGGCAAGTATTGACGGTGCTTGTTACAAGAAAACTAAATACTTGCCACAAATAAATCCCTCTTTTTACGGTGCCGTCAACACTGTTAGAAGGGGGATTTGTTTTTTATGGAAAGACTATGAGGTAGAAACATGGAGAAAGAATATATCCAGAGTAAAACAAAAGTTACTTTAAGGACAAAATGGTATTCCGAAAACAAAGATACGATAAATGCAGTATGTGCAAAATTTGAAATTGAACACAGATACCTGTATCACTTGATCTTGTCAAAGATCGGGGAGAAGTACAATCTTGAAGCTGCAAAGAAAATCTATGAAAATGAATTAGGATATCCACCGGCATATGCCATTGATATTGTTGGGTATTTCCCGGAATTAGGGGAAATGGCTAGTAAAATATTGTCTATTATGCTGACGAAAATATGATGGTGTTAGGTGGGTGATGCCATGCAGAATAATATAAAAAGTGACAATTACATAGTGATTCAGGGGTTCATGGTTTCTGATTTGTGCCTAAAAGGAAATGAACTTCTTATATATGCTATTATTTACGGTTTCTCCCAGACAGAAAATCAATGGTTCACAGGAAGCAGACAATATCTTGCTAATTGGACGAACTCCACAACAAGAAGTGTGCAAAAATGCCTTAATTCCCTTACGGACAGGGGACTTCTTGCAAAAAGAGAAAAGACAGTAAACAACATAAGATATTGTGAATACCTGGCATTGAACCCATGTGGGGAACAAAGTTCACTGGTAGGGAACAAAGTTCACCGGGGTAGGGAACAAAGTTCACCGGGGGTAGGGAACAAAGTTCACCGGGGTAGGGAACAAAGTTCCCATAATATACTAGATGATATTACTACTGATATTCTAAATACATATATACCGCATTCAGAAAATCAGGAGCAAAAAACAAAGGCTAAAAAGCCACCTAAACATAAATATGGTGAATATAAACATGTACTCCTTACAGATGATGAATACGGAAAACTGTGTATGGAATATGGAGAAGAAAAAATGAAAAAAGCGATTGTTTTTCTTGATGAATACATAGAAATGAAAGGTTATAAAGCAAAATCGCATTATTTGTGTATGAAAAAATGGGTTTTTGGTGCTATTTCTAACAATAATCATGGCAACAACACGAACAATAAAAGATCGAACAGATTCAACAACTTTGAGCATAGGGAAATGTCAGATGAAGACATGACACACATGGAGCAACAGCTAACGGACATATAACGAAGAAAGGATGATGGTATGGGAAAATACTCTAAGGCGTTCTTACGCTCGATATATAAGGCATATACACCGGGTGCATCTGAGGTATTGGACAAGCTGAAATCGTTCCTGGATGCGAACGAACCGGAACTTGTTTACCTTCTGCAGAACACCTGGAACGCACAGGGGAAAGCTATCACATACAAGGAACTAAGGGAAGCAATTCTTAATGGCGACCTTGACATCAGTGTGTATAATGACTGGATGCAGGACTATAACCGATTTGTGCAGATGCATCTTGCCCCTCTATGGAGTAAAGCAATGGTAACGGCGAATGAACTTCTTGAATTTAAAAAGCCGCCATTTGTCTTTGACCCAATGCAGGCGGGTGTGATCTCATGGAACGAAAACAGGGCGGCGGAGTTTGTGACGAACGTAACCAGGGAACAGGTGCGTGGATTGCGTGAAGTGATTAAGATGGCATCACAGACCGGAATGAACGTGGACAACCTAAGCAGGGCAATACGTCCAATGGTAGGTCTGAACTGGCAGCAGTCCATGGCGAATATGAGATATTATGAGAAGATGATAGAAAGCGGTCTGAGCCACAAGAAGGCACTGGATAAGTCTATACGGTATTCAGCAAGGCAGAGCCGGTACAGAGGTTACATGATAGCACGGACAGAGCTTGCATTTGCTTATAACCAAGGTTCGTTGTTCGGAATCGAACAGGCACAGGCACAGGGGCTTATGGGGGAAGTCGTGAAGATCTGGTGTACGGCAGATGATAAAAGGGACTGTGATACCTGTAATGAGCTTGAAAGGCAGTCAAGGGAAGCATATGAAAATGGGGAAGGATATGGATTGATGGATGACTTTGACTTCAAGACGAAACTTACAGACATAGGAATCAAGAGGACACCACCGGCACACCCACATTGCAGATGCAGTATCATCTATGAGGAGATTACACCGCCGGTCATAAGAGATTAAAGTATTGAATAATTTACCAGAATATGTTAAAGTACAAGTGAAATGAATGTTTTTTTCATTTATCATCCTACTTTTTTCCTTTCTGACAAGTCCCACGGCGGTTCATTCTGCTGTGGGACTTTTTGCATAAAAAAACAGGAGCGGTTATCCGCCCCTATCTTAACGCACCTTTCTTCCTCAATGCCTGGAACATCATTGCGTGTGTCAATGCCATTTCATCACTCAATTCATCCCACGGCTTGCTTAAGTACATATCATCTTCCATATACTTCTCTTCTGCCTTGTGGTAAATACTAAGAATCTCAGGACATTCGTTATTTACAACGGCATAATCGCCTTTGTCATTGATGACGGTTTCTGCTAACCAGATTCCGCCACCAGTATAGAACACTTCAATTTTCATTCTGTATCACTCCTTAGTATTCATCCGGGAACAGAACTGTTGTGATTGTTCTGTCCGGCATATGGTCTGTCTTGATCCAGATTCTTCCCTCTGATGTTTCATATGCTCCCATAATGTCACCAGTGCCATCCTGAACGTTTCTGTCATTCAAAAGTGCGTCATCCTCTGATGTATCTCCCCAGTCTGCACTTTCGAACTTGTGAAGGCTCAACACAACATCCCTGGAAAACGTCTCTGACTTATACATCTTTTCATTGATTCCGGACGTTACAAATACTTCACCAATATTCACTTTGCTCATATTCATCACACCCACTCATCCACGATATCAAAGAAACCTCTTTTCCGTAACTTTGATTCGATTTTTTCAAAGAACTCCTGTACCTGTTCCTCTGTCCAGTACGGATGTTCTTTTTTGATCTGATCCAGTGTTTCATGTTTCCATATGGCATAATCTGATTCTCTCATAATATCATCACTTTCTGCCCTCGTAACCTCCGGGGCGGGTTGCTGTTTGTTAAATAAAATCTGAAATGCTCATCCCTGGTGCGTTCCAAGGACATGAAGGAGAATAATCTCCATTCGTACATGACGGAATATAGAAGTTATCACATTCATATTCCTCATTCTCTACATCATTAACATTATCTTGACTTTTAGAATCAATCATATCTACCACCTATTTCCTTTCTTTATTCTGTATTGTTCTGTGTTCATTACAAATACATTATACCACACAAAGAGTATTTACAATACCTATAACGAAATTTCTTACAGAATTTTCAAAAAATTTCTAATGAAAGAATTGCGAAAAAAGAAATAATGTATTATTCTGATAAGAGATATATTACGATAACATTAAACCTCACAGTAACCCACGGAAACACCCACGAACGAAAGGCGGTGTATGATGCCACTGAAAGCACAGACATTTTCAACAATAGAAAAGTTCAACCCCTACCACGACAGTAAAGGACGGTTCACCTCCGGTAGTGGCGGAAACTATGCATCATTTACCTATGCACCCGGAAAGAGCAAGGCACACGATAACGCTATCGCCAGGGAAAAGGAAAGAGCGGCGGCGGCGACTTCTTCAGAAAGCAGTGGACAGGCTGGAGAGGCAGAAGTAAGCAGTACAGGAAATAAGCTGTCAGAAGAACAGAAGAACTTTTTTAAAGACTCTAAAATGAGAGATGATAACGGGAATCTTCTGGAAGTCTATCATGGAACACCGGATGGTGGATTTACTGTATTTGATTCAAGTCAATCTTATTCTAACAATGTAAGTGGTGCAGCACATTTCTTTTCCACAAATAAAGAAATGATTGATAAATATTACAGCGTTGATAATAGCATGGGCGGAGAAAAGCAGGTTTACACTTGCTATCTGAACGCTAAGAACCCATTGGTTATTGACTGTCATAGCAATGCATGGAACGCAATAGAACTTCCACCGGAACTACAAGGAAAAGGAATAAACAAATTTTACGATTTTTTACAGCGTAAGAAGGTGGATTCTTCTAATGCATCAACAGATCAGATAGCAAAGTACGCAAAATCTAACGGATATGATGGTGTTGTGTACAAGAATGTTAGAGATGGAAGTTCCAAAGAGAAACCTTCTGATGTGTACGCAGTATTTGAATCTCATCAAATCAAATCGGTAACAAATAAAAAACCTTCGAGTGATGAGGATATAACAAAGTCGGAGGAGGATAGTATGAAAAAGCCAACATTCAATATTGCCAAAGCAGACGAAGATCAGCGTCTTGTATTCGGCTGGGCGTTGGTATCAGAACGGACGGACGGAGAAACGATTGTAGACCACCAAGGAGATATCGTGGAACCGGACGAGCTGGAGAAAGGTGCATATGATTATGTACTTAGATTCAGGGATGCGGGAGAGGAACATATCGGAACGCTCCGAAAGAAAGCCAAGATGGTTGAGTCCTGTGTTTTCACTCCGGAGAAGATGAAAGCAATAGGTATTCCAGAAGGAACAGTTCCGGTTGGATGGTGGATAGGATTTCATGTGGATGATGATGATACATGGGAGAAAATCAAGAATGGTACATACAATATGTTCTCTATCGAGGGCAAGGCAGTCCGTGAGCCGGTAAATGAGCCGGTTACGAAGTCAGAAAATGAACCATTTGAAACAGTTGCTAAGACCTTTTCGGAAGTTTTGAAGTTCAATCCATATCACGATAGGCTTGGACGGTTCACATCTGGGAGCGGTGGAAATTATGCTTCTTTCACATATGCCCCAGGAAAGAGTAAAGCCCACGATAACGCAATAGCTAGGGAGAAAGAAAGAGCGAAAGAACGTGCTTCACAAATGGCATCCGCTAACAATAAAAAGAAAACAACTGAAAAGAAACCTAAAAAGAAAGTTGAAAGTTATTCAGATGTAAAGAATAAAAATGATTTTGTTGATTATGTAGAACATCAGCACAATATCAGATTAAACAACGATAAAAACGATAGTTTTAATCGTAAGAGAGATATTTTATATACACAGATACCTAAAGACAAACAAAACACTATCTTGTCAGACTTCAAGAAAAAAGGGATAAGATATGAACAGCATCTAGGAGATAATTACTGGGTATATTACAAAAGCGGTAAAGTATCAAAGAGTTTTGATGAAATATTAAAATTCAACCCTTATCATGACCGCCTTGGTAGATTTGCAACAGGCGGAGGTTTCATGAATAGCTCATGGATCGGACACCCAGACAAGCAAGCGAGAACCTTTTCCGCTAACCCAAACACAAGAGCCGGAGCAATGGCAATAGCAAGAGAATCCGCTCTATCCCACGAAACAATCGGCAGGGCATACGGTCTTGGCGGTACAAAGCCAGCGCCGGGCAATAAACAGCCGAAACCTCAAAAACCGAAACCTCAAAAACCTAAGGCAGAGAAGCCAAAGGAAGAAAAACCACAAGAAAGCAATTTCACACCTGCAAAAACTAAGAAAGCGGCAACCGAATATGCAGTAAAAGAACTTGGATTTGAAAAAGCAAGTTACGGAACCAAACTTGATATTGATACAATCAATCACATCAATAAGCAAGTGGCAGATATTCAGTCTAAATATCCTGAAACAAAAGGAGCTGTACAAGAAATCAAGATGTCATCATCCGGTAGAATGTACGCTTGCATTGAAACAGATGGTACAGGACGAATGACATTAAAGTTATCTTCCAAGCTGTACGGAAACGGACTGGAAGCATTAGAACAGCAATACAAAGCGGATTGTGATATTGGTTTCCATCCAAAGGGAACGACAGCAAAAGATATTGTATGGCATGAATATGGTCATGTTATCGGTGGAATACAAGCAAAAAAATCAGTTGGAGTTGCAGCAAATGAGACAATATCAAATTTTGATGGTAGTAAAAAAATTGATTTTATCATGAATAAGAGATCCGGCAAATGGGAAAAGGAAGTTTTTAAGAAAGCAACAGGAAAAATATATGGTGGGAACCACCCAAATACAAAGGATTTTGCATCTAAAATCAGCAAATATGCTACGAAAAATGCAAAAGAACTATTCGCAGAAGCATTTGCAGAATTTAATGGATCATCTAATCCTAGTCCGGAGTGTTTAGCACTCATGAAAGCGGCTGGAATATTAAAGTAAAGGAGTGATTACGATGTCAGCAACATTACCACAAGTATTAAGAGACAATATGGATTCATGGGAGTATGACGATGACGGAAAGATGGTACCTGTAAAAGGTGCATCATTCAAAGTTATCAAAGCTATTGAGGAAATGAACAAAGCAGAAGATGAAGAATTGGAATCAGAAAATGGAACCATTGACTTGTAAAGAAAGGAGTAACCAATGAAACAACCAACCAAGTTAAAGAAAATGAACCTGAATAGTGTTGATTTTGTGCGTAGAGGTGCAAATCCTGACGCATATATCAAACTATGCAAGAGTGCCGACTATGAGGAAGATATTGAGAAACAGCCAATATTTAAATCAATCGTATCAGCACTGAAAAAGGCTATTTTAGGAGATGACGAACCGTTGTTTGACATACAGAAGTCATCAGACGATTTCAATTATTTCACGGAATGTCTTGCTAAGTCCTATGACTCTATCATGGCCGACACAACACTTTCCGACCAGGAAAGAATTGAGATGCTTGAAAAAAGCACAAATGAATTTACGGACACAATGGAAGATTACCTATCTTCTATTAGTGGTCAGGTTGAGAAATCAACACATGACGCAATAGATTACCCATTAACTAAAAATAACAGTAAAGGAGGATGTGATGATATGGGAATCAGTTTAGAAAATGTCGATAAGAGCCTTTTAACCTCTGAGGAAGCGTCACAGTTAGATGCTTTGATTGCAAAGGCTTGTAAGACGGAGAAAGCAGAAGATGACATGAATGACCCTGAGCCGGTACAGGCAAGCTGTGGCAAGCCATCATGTAAGAAGAAAACAGATGGAATGATGCCAACGGAAGGAGAGGACGATCCGGAAATGAAACCAGATGTTAAAAAATCTCTTGAAGCAGAACTTGAAGCTGTAAGACAGCTGAGAAAGAGCATGGAGATGAAAGAGTTCACAGATGTTGCTAAGAAGTATGAAATCATTGGCAAGAAGCCAGAGGAACTTGCTAAGACATTATGCGACATGAAAGCAGCAGGAGAGGAAGTTTATAAATCCTATGTGAACGCACTTGATGAACAGGTAGCAATCGTAGAGAAAAGCGGTATGTTCGCTGAAATCGGCAAGAGCGGAAGCAATGGTGTTTCCTATGTTTCCGTAGGTAAGAGCGAAGCAGAGGGAAAGATTGAAGCACTTGCGGCTGAAATCAGAAAGTCTGACGTAACAATGAGCTACCATGAGTCAATCGCCAAGGCATGGGAGCAGAACCCGGAACTTATTGCGGCTTATGACGAATCTTACATGAACTAAGAAAGGAGAGTTACAGATTATGAATTATATCGGAACACAGATCAACCAGTCCCCTACTATCGTAGAGAAAGCAGGAGCGGAAATTGAAGATGCACGTTGCAAGATTGCGAAGTATGATTCAAATGGTGATGTAGTGCTTGCTAAAGCCGGAGAGGTTGCAGTCGGTATCACTATCATAGAAGATGGGGCGAATGATATCACAGGTAAAGAATCAGGAAAAGTTGCAAAAGGCGAAGATGTAACCGTACAGATTAAGGACATTGGATTTGTGAAGGCTGGCGGTGAAATCACTAAGGGAGCAGAGCTTGCATCTGACGCTAACGGATGTGCAGTAGTGGCAACAGCCGGTAATTTTGTCATTGGCATTGCTAAGACAGCGGCAAAATCCGGAGAATATTGCCACATCATCATCAACAAATACCAGAAACCAGCATCATAAGAAAGGAGATAAAAGACAATGGCAGGATTCAATTCTACAGGTGCGATTCATGTAGGAATCGCAAAAGGAACATTCAGACCACATACAATGCTTACGAACATGGCTATGTCATTCTTCCAGACAGGAGCAGGAAAGGCGAAAGAACTTTTCCCAATCTGCCAGGTTCAGTTATCAAGCGACAACTACTACAAATTTTCCAGAGAGGATTTACTCCGTGATTCATGGGAGAGAAAACCGGCATACGGAAAGGTTGACCCTGCAATCGTAGGAGAAAGCTCAGATACCTATAACTGTCAGGTGGATCAGATGATTATGGGTATTGACCTGATTAAGAGAACAGACGACGTGAGAAGACAGGGACCAAACGGATTGAAAGACCCACGTATCATGAAGACAAAGACAATGGCACAGCAGGCTAACATCCATCAGGACAGACTTTTCGCAAATGCTTATTTCAAATCCGGTGCATGGACAAATGAGTGGAGCGGTGTTTCCGCAAGCGCATCAGGAAATCAGTTCATCAAATTCTCTGATGACAACTCAGAGCCTATCAAGTTCTTTGATTCTCGTAAAACTGAGATGAAAGAGAAAACCGGACGGACACCTAACAAATTAGGATTAGGAATCAATGTGTTTAACGCACTGAAAGAGCATCCGGCGATTCTTGAACGAATCAAATACGGCGGAACTACAGCGAATCCGGCAGCAGTCACAGAGAACGTACTTTCACAGCTGTTCGGAGTAGAGAAGATCGTTGTATTCGGTTCTATCTGGAACAATGCGAAACTTGGACAGTCAGAGAACATGGAGTTTATCTGTGATCCTGATGCATTTCTTCTTACTTATGCACCTTCTGCTCCATCTATTGAAGAACCTAGTGCTGGATACATCTTCACATGGGATATGCTTGGAGATGGAAACTACATGCCTGTTCTCCAGCATGAAGGAGAGTGGGGAACCCATTCAGAGTTCATTGAGGGATTAATGTCATTCGACATGAAGAAAACTTGTGATGACCTTGCGGTGTTCGGTAAGGAAGCTGTCTAATCACGGAAAGGATGGTGCATTATGAGACTTATTGCACAGATTCCTTGCACATTTTCTGGAAAAAGATATCTTATCGGAGAAGAAGTACCGGCGGATGTCGTAGAGAATCCAGAAGCGCAGGCGAAACGTGGAACAATCGCTATCATGAATGATGGAGAGGTACAGGCGGAAGAAGTGAAATTCACAATTCCTATCCATCTCGAAAGCGAAGACTATTATGTAACTGTAACGGAATCTGAACTTACGGTATTCACTGACGTTCTGCAGATCGGTGTGAAAACAACAGAAGAAAAAGCAAAAATTGCTGAAATCATATCTTCTGTTGAATCAAACGACCTTCTTATCCTGATGGATGCAGTAGACGGAAGAAAGGTAGTGAAGGATGCCGTGAAAGAACGTGTAGATTCCTTAGTAAACGAACTTGTCGAACCTCCGGAAGAATAAACAGGGGGTGTAAGTCATGGATGATGCAACAGAAGTAACCACCGATACAACCACCGATACACCCACTGAAACACCCACTGAAACACCCACAGAACCAACCACAGCAAAAAGAACATATTCATATGACCCGTCTAAGATATGCGATAAAGGTGTAGACCAGATGCGTTTTGAGCTTGGCGACACAATCGTTGACCTTGGGGATGTTACCTGTCCTCTATGTGATGAAGAGTATGCTGCCATGATTGGCAGTACCTCTTCCTGGAAAAAGGCGAAAGTGAAGTGTCTGAAAGCAATCGTCATGAAGATGGCCTATGAGGTCAACACAAGCACAGACGGATTATCCTACTCACTGAGTGAAAGGTACGAACGTTGGAAGGCCATGTATGATGACTTGAAGAAAGATGCACAGGCAGCAGTCCCTATCTGCAATCCGAACGCTTTAGGCGGAAGGAACGGAGATGACATGTATTTTCATTACGACATGCTGTCCAATCCGAACAAATTCAGATAGGGGGTGTGCTTATGCCTAACATGAGACCAGGACAGGGTTTTAAGCGGTTCTCAGTGATGGAACTTGGAAAGGCAGTAAACAGTAAGGGAAGAGTTCAAAAAACCGCATATGAAGCCACAGGGACGATCACAGGCATACTTGCGACAGCAAGCCAGAAAGAAATCGAACAGTGGAAGCAGAAATCACACCCGATCACACACAAAATCGTACAACAGGGAATTGCAAACTCAGCAATAGCAACGAATTATCTTGTGCTATCAGAACCAGGAAAGAAAGACCGATATTTCTATGTGCAGGGAACCGGAAACCCCGGAGAACTGAATCATATGATGCGGTACTTTGTTGAGGAAAGGAAAGACCTGAAAGATGGCTGAAAACTATAATGCACAGATAGAATCCACTTTCGAAGAGATAGCACAGAATATTTCATTAGGTGTACGGTCAAGGGGAATGAGGGCGGCTAATGAATTGAGAAATGCTTCCCAGATTGTCCTTAGAGGGCAGAGAAGCGGTAGTAGATACCGTGTACCAGGAACATCACAATACTATACTGCATCCGCTCCTGGAGAACCACCAGCAGTAAGAACCGGAACTTTCCGGAATGGATGGCAACCTAGACAGGAGATAACGTCAGGAGCCGGTTCGGAAGTTTCTGTTCGATCTTACATTGAGAACAGGACAAGGACAGACAACGGACATCTTCTGGGTGCAATACTCGAATATGGCGGTGGAAGAATAGCACCAAGGCCATACAAGGAAAAGATTCAGGAACAGGCAATGGAAAGGATAAGGCAAATATACAGGGAGCCTTACATGTAGATTTTGGAGGTACGGAATGGAAGGAATTATTTACAAATATCTTTGTGATTGCGAAGAATTGACAGGAAATCTGACCTCATGGTCGGGTATACCGGCAATATTCCAGACAAAAGCACCGGACGATACGGACGTGGACTGGGGAGAATCGCAATATCCACGTATTATATTTGACCTTGATATGCAGGCAGACCCGGAGAGGAAAGTTTCCGGACAGCTTATGATTGATGTCATGTGTGAAAACAATTCCGATTCGGTACAGCTTGAAGACTTGGAAAACGCAGTGAAAACGGCGGTTGATGGCTGTTTCTTCAGCAATGAAGAAATCACAATATCTTCCCAGTGGAGGAACTGCAACCCATTCATGCAGGGCAATGATGATGAAATAATCGGAACGACTCTGGTGTTTGATGTCATTGCATATCCAAAATATACAACGGAATCCCCAGACCCGATTTCCTCTACAAACCTCTGGATAAAAACTTTATACCCTTATGCTCATGTTATCGGGAATGACAAACTACCGGAAACATGGAAACCTTTAGATACATCCCCAGCTATTTATTGCAGAGTCTCAAATTTAAGTGAAAGCAAGAGGATGAAAAGCACATATTCCGTTGACTGGATTGGAGCGGAAATCCACATACACATCATGGCACCAAGCGATAATGTGAGGGCATCTTTCGCAAAGCAGATCATACAGCTTCTGGTACATGCAACGAGAATAATGCTTGATGATGGTTCACCTATGCTGATTGATAAGTCAAACGTGAACCTTTCAGCAGACCCTATGAGGGTTGGACAGGTTGTTGTAGGAACAACTTATGGTGTACTTACGGAAAAGATACATCAAAAATTAAATAACATACGCATAGAAGGAATCAATGCAGAAAGAGAGGTTAAATATGGCGAATAACAATGTCAAAACGCAGACAAAACAGTCAGAAATGAAAACGCCTGTTAAAAATGAGCCTACTTACACAATAGAAGAGTTTGCATCCGCCCCTGAATCCGTAGGGGCAAATGCGGATATTGTGGAAGCTGCTCTTGCTTCGTCAGGCAAGGACAAATTTACCGTCAACGAAGCAAAAGAAATCGTAAACAAATTCAAAAAAAAGGAGGTTAAATAAACATGGGATCTTTTTATAACTTAGGAGAGAAAAAAATACGTCCAGGAGTTTACAGAAGATATGAGAATGTAGGTTCCAGTGATACACCTGGCGCAGTCTATGGTGTGTTCGCTATCGCAATTCATGCAATGAATGGTCCACTTGCAACAGTATCATCCTATTCCAGAGATGATATTGAAGACTTCAAAAATACATACGGAACAGAAGGAACAGCGGACGCAGTTCTTGCACTTTTTGATGGCGGTGCTACAAAAGTACATGTGTACCGTCTTGGATCAGGCGGAACAAATGGAGAGGTTGCCATTTCTGAATCTGAAACTACACTTGTGAATATCAAGACAAAGTACCCTACATCCATTCCGTTCAGCATCACAGTGAAAGAAAAGTTAGGGGAAACAGGAGTTAAACAGCTGCTCTTATACAACGGAGCAGAATTAGTGGAAACGATTGAATTTGCGTCTGGTGCATCAGACAGTGCAAACCTTGTAGAAGCTATCAATTCTAATTCCATTTACCTTACAGCGACAAAATCTGCTGACGGAACGGTTCCTAACGTTTCAGGGACACAGCTTTCAGAAGGAACAGACCCGACCGTCAACACGGAGTCTTACTCAGAAGCATTTACAGCTTTCGAGCCGTTCAAGTGGAATATGCTTGTGATTGATACGGTAGACACCGCCGTTCACGCACTGGTTAAGTCGTACATCAATCGTATCTTCCTTGAATGTGCATTGGGTGTATGTGCATTGGGAGAGCCTACAACCGTAGATTTTGACACGAGAAAATCACATGCATCTTCTTTCAATGACGAAAAGATTATCTACTTCGGAAGCGGATATGAGGATGCTGACAGCAATAAGGTTGATGGATACAAAGCAATCGCAGTACAGGCCGGAATCATTGGATCTATGGAAAGCAACCAGTCGGCAACACATACAGTCATTCCGGGAGCGGTGAACACTCTTGAAGTCCTGAAAAATTCTCAGTATGAGCAGGCAATCAGCAGTGGAATGGTTCTTCTTTCTCCGAATGATGAGGGGCAGGTGTGGTTTGATTCGGCTGTCAATACACTTGTCATTCCTGGTGAGAATCAGGACGACGGATGGAAGAAGATCAGAAGGACTTCCACACGTTTCGAGATGTTCGATAGAATTGACAGAGCGCTTGCACCGCTTATAGGCAAAGTTGACTGTGATGATATCGGTGTCGGAGATTGCGTGTTAAGAGGTCAGGATGTACTTGACGCAATGATTAAGGAAAGTAAACTGATGGACGGTGCTGTATTCTCAGAAGACACAACAAAAACAAGAGGTTCTGATTATGCCTACTTTGTTATTGAAGCAAACGACAAAGACAGCTTAGAGAAGATCTACCTCACATATCAGTTCAGATTCACAGCAGAATAACGGAAGGAGTGAATAAATAATGGCAACAGGAACACTTGACCCTAGAAAAGTAATGACCGGACATGATGGAAGGTTATATGTGACAGTAGACGGTAAATCCGTACTTATGGCGAACGTAGACACATTCCAGGCACAGATGAACTTTGGAAACATTGACTTCAACCCTGTAGGAGACAGGCTGACTTATGCAATCCCTGGTAATATTTCCGTAAGTCTTACACTCACGGAAGCTGTTGTAACGGATGATATCACTATCGGACCTGTACTTGATGCTATCGCATCAGGTAAGAAACCAAGCTGGGATTTCCGTGGAACATTAGACCGTGAATATGATTCACAGCAGCAGGATATCACATACGCCAACTGTGTACCTGATGGCTCCTGGGATATCCAGAACCTTACACCTGGAGATGTTCTGAAACGTGCATTGAACTTCCGTGTGAACTCAATCCCTAAGAGACTGAAACAGCTCACAGGAGTAGCAACCGTTTAATTTTAATTTTAAAAATAATAGGAGGATTCATTATGGCCGCAAACAACAATGAAGAAACGAAAGCAACAGGACTTCCTTCACAGGAAGTTATTGACCGCACAGAGGAAGACTTAATTAACAGCCTTCTTTCAGCCGCAGATTACAAGGATGATGAACAGACACAGAAACTGGTAGAAATCAAACGTGGAGGAAAGCCGCTTTTCTCATTCCACATCCGCCCTCTTGGGGAGCCTGAGCTTCAAAGGATCCGCAAGCTGTCCACACCTATGTATAACAATCCGGAAGGTAAGAGACTGCCTAAGATCGAGGGAGATATCCGTTACGGAGAGTTCAAGAGCCGTAAGATCTATCAGGCTACAGTGGAAGCAGACAGGGAAAAAATGTGGGATAACCCATCATTAAAACGTGGTCTGAAAGCAAAAGGAATTGACATCATGGAGAACTGGGAAATCATTGATGCTGTCCTTATGGCAGGAGAAAAGAACGTCCTGAATGATGCTATTGACGAGCTGAGCGGTTACGACATGGACTTAACTGAATATGCAAAAAACTGATAGAAGCCTCATCCATGGCACAGCTTCTTGAACACATATTCTGTGAGTTCGGAGTAATGCCGGATGAGGTAATGAAAAAGACGGATGGTGCAAAAGCGTTCATGTTCGCATGTGCCATCCGTGATATTCAGGGAGATACCTTCCATGCAAAAAAACAAATAGGGAAGATACACTGCCCACTATTACAATCATAGCGGAAAGGGGGAATAGGAATGGCAGATGAATCAATCGTCATTGATATTGTCGCTCAGTTCCAGAACAACACAGGCCCTGGAATGAGTGCCATGCAAGCAGACCTTGATAGGGCACTGCAGGAAATAGCACGATTAAGACAGCAGATACAAAGCCTTAGCGGTTCTACAGCACATCCAACGTTAAGCCTTGTAGACCATGCATCTTCTACACTGAGAAGCGTCACGTCAGGATTACGTAGTTTCGCAGGAAGGACATGGAGAGCCGGTGTTAGGATCGTAGACTATGCGACCAGACCGTTAAGAGCAATCAAAAACATGCTGTTCTCAATTAAAACACTTGCTGTAGCAGTCGGCGGTGCTTTGGCTTTCAAAAAAGGAATCATGGAACCTATCAATCTGGCCGACCAGTATTCCTCCGCTAAGATTGGTTTCTCCACTCTTCTTGGGGATAAGAAGGGGCAGAAGATGATGGATGATTTGGACAAATTCGCAAAAGAAACTCCGTTCAAAACATCCAATACCATCTCACAGGCACAGAAGATGATTGCTATGGGTTGGGATGCAAAAAACATTGTAAAAGACATGACTACAATCGGTGATGCCGCAGCAGCAACTGGAAAAGGTGATGAAGGCCTTAACCGTATTGTACTGGCATTGGCACAGATCAAGTCAAAAGGTAAATTATCGACAGAAGAATTGAATCAGCTGGCAGAAGCTGGAATATCAGCAAAGAGATATCTAGCAGAAGGTCTAGGCTATGGTTCTGGTGATGCAGGTATCAAGAAACTTTCTGACGACCTTCAAAAAGGTGCTATCGGCTCAGAAGCGGCAATTAAAGCACTCATGGAAGGTATGAAAGAATACGAAGGTATGATGAACAAGACTGCCAATGAAACGGTAGAAGGACTTAAATCACAGATTGAGGATACATTTGAAATCAACGTTTTAAGAAAATGGGGACAAGGATTGCAGGATGGGGCGAAGAAAGGTTTCGGATCTATCGTTAAATTCTTGGACGCAAATGAAGAAAGACTTTCAAAATTCGGTGACACATTAAAAGAAATTGGAAAAACCCTCTCCAACTGGGCAGCAGGAAAGCTGGAGAGTACCATAGATAAATTGATGAAGCTGACGGAAACGAAAGAATTTAAAAATGCTTCGTTATTCGGAAAAATGAAAATTGCCTGGGATGAATTGATATCAAAACCGTTCGGCAGATGGTGGGATTCATCCGGAAAACCATACATAGAAGGAAAATTCAAGAGTTTCGGAAAACTTCTTGGAGAAGGCCTGACAAATGCAACATTGGCACTTGGAAAAGGCATCTTATCACTTCTTGGAGTGGACACAACAGGGATGGAAGTGTTCAAGGAAGCATCTGACGTTGGAAGCAACTTTGGAAAAGGATTCGCTGAAGGCTTTGACGGAAAAAAAATAATGAAAACCATCAAAGATGTATTCATTGAAGGTTTCAAATCCCTATTCAACGGAAGGGGAGGAGTCCTTGGGAACATCATCAAAACAGGGCTGGCATTGAAACTTACATCAGGAATTTTATCTGCTATTTCCGGTCTTAGAGGACTTTGGAACGGAACAGGAGGAGCAACAGGAAGTGTACTGACAGGCGGCGGAATACTTAACGGAATAGGACTTAGGGGCGTTATCGGTTCCGCATCTGCAGGTACAGGGTTACTCGGTTTCGGTGCGAATCAGGCAATCAGAATGGGAGTTGGAAACCTTGCTGGTGGTGCTTCCATGGGTGCCGGGGCATTATCCGCTATCGGACTTGGAGCGACAGCTGGAGGTATTGCCGGTGCGGCAGGATTGATAAGTGCAGGCAATGATTACATTGCATCAAAGACCGCAGACAACGAATGGGACAAGAAAAGGAACAAATACAGAGCTGGAACGAAAGTGGCGATGGTAGGTGGTGGTGCAGCAGCAGGAGCCGCCGCAGGAGCCGCCATAGGTGCATTTTTCGGCGGAGCCGGCGCAGTTCCTGGAGCACTGATAGGAGCCGGTATCGGTGGGTTAGGTGCGATATTTGGAGGAAATAAGGTTGCGGACTCCATTTCTGGATGTAAAAAATCATATGCGGAATTAAATGAAGAGCTTGACGAACTCGCAAGGAAAGACATGAACAAACGTTTCGGAAAGTGGTCGTTGTCAGCAGACGAATTATCACGAAGTGTTAAGAAAATCATAGGGAAAGATGTAATTAACAATGTTGAAAAATTCAATAACAGCCTTGATGAACTTGACACGATACAGCAGACACTTCAAGACAACAAGTACACGATTGATTATTCCTCAGCAATGATAAAAGGCGGTGGAAAGCTGTCGAAATCAGACATAAGTGAGTACAAAACAGCACTGAAAGATTACGCATCAGCAACAAAGGAGCTTCTTGTAACCAACAAGAAAAGCACAAGATCCGCTTTCCAGCTTCTATACGGAGATGACACAAAGGGCATGGCGAAAATGACGAAGAATATGGAAAAAACGTACTCCGGACTTGAAAAAGACCTTGCCAAAAAGACGAAAAAACTCAACAAGGTTATAGCGGATGCATTTGACGATGGAAAGATCGACCTTGATGAACAAAAGAAGATTGATGAAATTGTCGGACAGATAGAAGCCATCCAGGACAAGGTTCAGGAAAGAATTGAAAAGGTTTCAAAAGCTGAAGCAGACGCTTCTTACGACCTAATCAAGCAGAAATACCAGTTCAAGGACCTCACTGCCGAATCATACTCTTCCCTTATAGATGAACTGAACAGCCAAAATGAAACAAATCTGCAAGCGTATGACGATGCATATGTCAAAGCAAGGGGAGAGATTGACGTTGAGTTTGAAGAGGGCGAAATCAGCGAAGCAAATTACAAGAAAAAGCTGAAAGAAATTGAAGATAAATGGAGAAGCGGGAAGGCTGCAACCATAAAATCAAGTGTAACTGTTTCCTTAGACATCCTGAAAGATAATTACGGAACTGAAATAGAAGGTCTTGAAAACTATATCAGTGACGACAGCAACTTAAAAAGAGAAGCCGTTGGAATGAACAGCAGCACGAAGTTCATGTACCGTAACAGGCAGTCGATCAAATGGACGGATGATTCGCAGAAAGCATTGGATGAATCACATGCGAAGTTCCTTGAAGATGCTGGTGTCACAAAAGAAGTGCAGAAACAAATGAAGGGATTCTATGATTCCCTGAAACCACAGGAACAGGATTTAAAGTCACTGAAAAAATCTTGCCAGGATGCGGGAGAAAAGGTTCCACAGTGGATTGAGGACTCGTTAAGTGACATCCAGAATATAAAAATCATGTCAGGCGACAAAAATTCGTACTATGAGATGATCGGTAAGGAAATGGCTAAGACTGACAGCTCACACGCAGAAAAGCTGTTAAATAAAAAAGGGAAGCTGCTTCCTGCTGCTCTGAAAAAAGGTATCGAGGAAGGGCTTGAAGAAGTCAAGAGCACCAGGGAAAAAGGACTAAAAAACGCAACTATAGATGTAGACACAAACCTTAAAGTGAAAGCATCAAAAAAGAATATTGACTTCTCCGACATGGACAAGAAGACAACAGATGTTATTAAGACATTGAAAGAAAAAGGAAAAATCACAATCACAAAAGATGGAAAAGTCAAAATCAAAACAAAAAATGGAAAGATTGATACATCCGGGCTGGACAAGGACACCAAAAAAGCCGTAAGGGAGCTTGAAAAGAGCGGTGTCATCAAGATTGACAAGAACGGAAAAATAACAATCAAACCGAAAAAAGTTGATACCACGAAGTTAGATAAGTCGGCTAAGAAAGCGGCAAAGAACCTTGAAAAGCAGGGTCTTATCAAGATCAATAAAAAAGGAAAAGTAACCATCACAAAAAAAGGCGGCATCAACACAAAAAATCTTGACAAGCAAACAAAGAAAGCTGTCAAATCACTTGAAAAAGCAGGAGTTCTTAAAATTGACAAAAAAGGAAACGTTACCGTAAAAGCGAAAAAAGTAGATACAACAGACGTTGAAGAAAAGTCTAAAAGCAAAACAAAAAAGGCTGTAAAAGGCCAGAAAGTAACCGGGTCTGCTAACGTTACCATGAAAGAGAAAAGCACGGATACCAGCGACACGAAATCCAAAGCAAAATCAAAGACAAAAGACTCAGTAACTGGACTTTCCATTAACGGTTCTGCCGACATTACCATGAAAGAGAACAGCACGGACACAAGCAATCCTAAATCGGAATCTAAATCAAAAACGAAGGATGCCGTAACAGGACTTAATGTAACCGGTTCTGTCAATGTCTCTATGGGACTTAGTAGTGTTAGCGGCATTGGAGATATTGTATCGAATATCAAAGATAAAATCAGTAACTCTATTGGAAGTATAGATATCAGTGGAGGAAGCAAACGTCAATTTGCGAATGGCGGATATGTAAACGGTGCGACCTTATCACTGATCGGAGAGGATGGCCCTGAGATGGTTATACCGCTTGGAGCAAAAAGAAGGAACAGGGGTAAATATCTTCTGAAACAGGCGGCAGATGCAATGGGAATCCCGGCATTTGCCAATGGAGGTATCGTCGGAGGAAGTTCTAAGTTGCGTCAGATGATGAACACAGCAAACAACAGTTACAATTCTGTATCCATTTCTGACGAACCACAGAGAAGAACCGGAGGAAAGATTGAGGTCAATGTAGGAGGTATCACAATCGAGATCATCGGCGGAGGAAACGGAGTGGCAGCAGACGTTGAAAGCAACACAGACAGAATCAGCAATGCGATTGCGGAAGCTCTCTCAGAAGCATTCCAAAATATTCCTCTGGCAACATGATGGGGGGTGGCATATTTGGAAGTTAAGATTTCCAGCACAAGTAAGAAAATAGAAAAAAAATTCGGCTCTGCAAATAAGACGAGGAAATTGAAAATAAAGCTGTATGGGAAAAATAATAAAAATAAAAGCACAACGATAACAATTCCTGTCAATCCTGAGAAGATCACGTATAATGCAGATGGATATTTCCAGGAGTACCAGATCATAAACAAAGGAACGTCTAAAATACCGAATGGAAAGGACGTATCCTATGTCGGATGGGAATGTTTCTTTCCAGGACCAAGCCTGAAAAACGAGAAATACGTCATTAAGTACAAAAGCCCCAGCAGCATAAGAAAACAGATCGAATACTGGAGAAGGAACGGCAAAAAAATAAAAGTTTCAATTACCACTACACCTATCAATATGTACGCATACATCAATTCCTATGCTGAGACGTATGAGGGTTCGAATGGTAATATCTATTATTCTATTGAATTAGTTCAGGCTGTTGACATTGAAGTAGACCGGGTTAAAAAGAAGAAAAACAAAACCAGCGGGACAAAAAGGACATCAAAAAGAAGTTCAAGTAAATCATACGTTGTAAAAAAAGGGGACTGCCTTTGGAACATCTCCAAAAAGTATTACAAAAAAGGCTCCCAGTGGAGAAAGATATACAATGCGAATAAATCAACGATTGAAAAAGCAGCAAAAAAACACGGAAAAAAATCATCCAGTAACGGCCACTGGATCTATCCAGGGACAAAGTTGAAGATTCCATGATGAATTGAGGTGGTATCATGGCGGCATCTATGGCAAAGCCGGAGTATAAAATGAACCTGTATACTTCCGACGGGACAAAGTACATGTTCAAAGACATTACCACAGACCTTGTGGTATCGAATGAAAAGGAAAACATTGCTGAAAAGGTATCTATTACCATAGCGAATGTAAAAGTAGGGAAGAAAAAACTGAGCAGCATCATAAAACTCAGGCAAAAAGTATATGTGTATGCCAATACCGGTGGAGGATATAAAGAGGTATTCCGTGGATTCGTCTGGGAGCGGAAATTCGAAACATCCAACGATACCAGGGATATAACTCTATTGTGCTATGACAAGCTGATATACCTGCAGAACAGCAAGGACAACTTATACCGCCCTAAAGGTTCCGCAACAAAGAATGTCATAACTGACCTGGCGAAAAAATGGGGAATCAAAATACGATACAACTATAAAAGCATCACACACGAAAAGCTGGTGTACCGTGATGAATACATATCAGATATTTTCATTTCCATACTTAATAAAGCCAAAAAAAAGACCGGTGTAGGTTATGTCATCCGGTGCGAAAAAGGCGTGATGGTGATTGAAACGAAAGGCTCTAATAAAACCATATACAAGATAGAGAAAGGGGATAACGCACTCTATGAATCTTATCTCGAAACTATGGATGATATGATTACAAGGGTTCGAATCGTGAAAGAAGAGACAAAAAAGAACGGAGACTCAGAAGAAGAGACCGGAAACTATTTAGCTGTCACTCATGTAGACGGAGACACTAAAAAATACGGTACACTGCAAAGCATCATAGTAATTTCAAAAGACGAAAAATTAGAAACCATAAAAAAAGAAGCAAAGAACACGATAAAAAGCAACGGACATCCAAAACGTGAAGTAACTGTTGAAGTCGTGGACAACCCATGGATTAAGAAAGGGCATAAAGTACGAATCAACACAGGTTTCCTCAATAACTATTACATTGTAAATGGAATAGAGCATGATGCAACCAATCATGTAATGACAATGGAGGTGGCAAAAGCATGAGCAACAGCAGTAAAGGAGCCCACAGGCTTGCTGTGGTTATCCAGGATCGCATGAACTCCATTTCTGAGAGGAATACGAACATCAATGCGGAGATTGGAACTATCATTCATGGAAAAAAACTGAAACTCTATTCACTTCCTGATAATGTATTCTATCCGGACGATTACTCCATATGCAGTTCAATCAATGTATCAAGTGGAGACCGTGTTCTTGTTGTATGGACCTTTGACGGAGAGCCGGTTGTTGTAGATAAGATCGTTCGTGCTGACATGTCATAGATTGGGGGTGTGACACATGGATGAAGATAACCTTTTCCCTGACGATATCGACGACCTGGATTATGAAGATTTTTCTGAGGAAGAAGAGGAAGAAACCATAGGTTATAAGACATCCGCACTTTTTGATTATGAATCAGGGGAATTTATTTTCAACGGCTCCGGTCAAATCATAGATGCTGATGGCATAACAGCCTGGCAGCAGTGGTGTGAAAATGTCATTGCGACCGAAAGGTACAAGCATGATTCCTATACAGACGATATCGGAATTGATTATGACGAGATATTCAATTTAGAGGACCAGGAAGAAATTGAAAGTATGCTGGAAGCAGAAATATCAGAAGCATTAGAATGTGACCCATACGGGCGAACTCAGTATGTGCAGAATATTGACTTTGAGTGGATAAGCACATCAGAAGTAATCGTAAGGATTGATGTTGTCGGTATGGAAAGCGAATTGATAAGCATAGAAGCAACGATAGCAGCATAGAAGGAGGTGCATCATGGCGGCAATAGACGAATTAGACGAATTAGAGATACCTGATTTCCTGTCTGTGAATGATGAGGACGATATCCACGAAGCAATGATGTCCCTGATTCCGGACGAATACGACAAGAGCGAAGGGCAGCATCTCTGGAATTTCACAAGGCCAACCGCATATATCGTCTCACAGCTCAGGGGATACAACCTTCCGGAAGCGATCAACCTGATCTGGCCTAGGTTCTCTACAGGGGAATATGTGGACTTGCACGCACAGCTTAGGGGGCTCACAAGGAAAGAAGCACTGTATGCCACAGGTGAAATCACATTCACAGGGACACCAGGTACAACAATACCAGCCGGGTATATGTGCTCTACCGAATCGAAGAACGATATCGCATCACAGGATTATGTGACATCAGAAGAATGTGAGATAGGGGAAAGCGGAACTGTCACAGTGTCTGCACATGCTTCTGTTGCAGGTTCGACAGGCAATACCGCCGCAAATACCATTGTGATTAACTCTACAGCTTATGATGATGTAACAGGAATAACCAACGCAAATCCTTTCACTGGCGGCATTGATGAAGAATCTGACGAAAGCCTGATTGAGAGGATCAGTGACTATGACAAGACACAGGGGGATTCTAATATTGGAAACCCATCAGATTATAAGAGATGGGCGGAGGAAGTACCAGGAACCGGAGAAGCAAGCGTCATACGATCAAAGGATACATCTGGAATCGTTACCATTGTGTTACTTGACGGTAACGGAGAACCAGCAAGCCAGCAATTATGCACGGATGTTTACAACCACATAATGTCCCCGAATGACGACAGCCTAAGGATTGCACCATGCGGAGCAAAACTTTCTGTTGTTCCACCTACAACCCTTTCTGTAACGATAAGTGCAACCGTTGTTCTGACTTCCGGAACAATCACTTCCGTTACTTCCGCCTTTACATCAAAACTGAAAGAATACTTTTCGTCATGCATCAGCGACGGAGAAATCAGGTACCAGAAGGTCACTAACATACTTGGAGATATCGAAGGAGTCTATGATTTTAACCTTCTGTACATGAACGGAGGCCAGGCAAATATAAAACTCAATAGCGGTGTTTATCCTGTCACAGACATTGAGATGGTGACTCTCACAGAAGCAGATTAGGGGGTGTATCATGTCGGTCACGGAAGTTAATGCAAAAGTAAATGGCAAACAGTATAATCTTGAAAAAGAAAGTGAGACTAAATTCAGCAGGTCTATACCTGCACCTAATAATTCAGCAAACTATAATGTGTCCATTACTGCTACAGACGATTCAGGAAACACAGTTGTCGTTGATTCCTCAGATATTCGTTTTAAGGACACACTTATGCTGAAAGTTCGTGTATCTGATGGAAATACCGAAGATGTAAGACAGAAAATTTTGACAAATGAGCTTGGAAACAGGATGCTTGATACGGTTGCACCGGTTTACGACAGGTCGAAGCTGTCACTTTATGTATTTGAAGCAATCGGAAAGACACTATCTTATGATCTTGGATTTGCTGATGGTGATTTCATATCACAGATGTTCCCACAGACAGTCACATGGGGAATAAGGCTCTGGGAAGATGAATACGGAATCACACCTGATGAAAGAAAGACGATACAGCAGAGAAGACAATCCTTAATGTCAATCATGTATAAGAATAAGCCGATAACCCCTTACAGGATAAGACAGATAGTTTATGCTTATACCGGGAAAGAAAGCGACATTCAGGAAAATGCTTCCACGAATACAATTACAATCAATATTCATGGTTATATATCGAATCTGTCAGTTTTGAAAGAAGAACTGGACAGGAAACTTCCCGCACACCTGAATTACGTTATAAGGACGGCTGAGACGGAAAGCATTGCATCTCAATCATATTCAGGCTTTGGGCTGCATGAATATGAAAAAATCAACCTGGAGGTGATGAACTAATGGCTTGGTCCTGCACAAAAACAAACAAAGGCCTTGCGCTTGAAGCAAAAACCGTATCTGGTGCAACAATATCATTTACGAAATGCGTTTCCGGTTCCGGAACTGTACCGGTCGTAAATTTGAAAGACCAGACTTATGTAACCAGTATCGAACAAACACTGTCCATGGAAGAGGTAAAAGTAAGTGAAAATAGATTCAGCATTAAATCTTTGCTGGATAATACTTCTCTTTCAGACGGATATAATCTGTATCAGCTTGGGTTCTATGCGACAGATCCACAGGAAGGAGAAATATTATTTGCGATTGCACAGTCGGATGTGTCAAAGCCTATACCGTCAAATACAGATTCTCCTGGGTATCTTGTGGAATTTACATCAACATTCGAAAATTCAACGGATGCAGAAATTGAAATCAATCTGAACACAAGCGGATTCGTTACCATTGGAGCGGTTCTGGACATGATAGACGATACAGTTGAATTAGGTACAGACATAACGGAATAGAAAGGAGAAAAATTGTATGGCAGTAAAAACAGTAAGTGCAATCATAAACGGACAAACTCATACACTTGTGCTTAACAGCGATACAGGTAAGTATGAAGCTACCATAACGGCACCTTCAGAAACATCTTACACACAATCGGGGCATTATTACCCAGTAACGATTACAGCTGAGGATGATGCCGGAAACACAACAACAATAACAACGACAGACAGCACATTCGGGGAAAAACTGAAATTGGTAGTAAAAGAAACAGTAGCCCCGACAATCAATCTGACAAGCCCGACATCTGGATCTACCATCACAAATAACACACCGGAAATCAAATTCACTGTTTTAGACAGCCATTCAGGAGTGGATCCGGATTCTATCTCTGTGAAAATTGATGATACCACCTATACATCAGGAATCACGAAAACAGCAATCACTAACGGTTATAGCTGCTCATTCACTCCGTCAAGCTATCTTACGGATGGAGAACACAGCTTGACGATACACGCATCTGACAACGATGGGAACGAAAAAGAAACAAGTGCGACAACATTCACTGTAGATACCGTTCCACCGGTTCTTACGGTTACAAACCCGACAGAAGGACTTGTCACGAATAAGTCAACGGTTACTGTGACAGGTACAACGAATGATGTCACATCTTCCCCGGTAACACTTACCATCAACGGAGAGACAACAACCGTAAATTCTGACGGTTCCTTCTCTAAGGTTGTTAATCTTACTTCCGGAATTAATACAATCACGATTGTTTCAACGGATTCAGCAGGGAAATCATCAACAGTAACAAGAACGGTACGAATGAGCACATCAGCCCCTGTCATCACATACATTCAGATCGTTCCTAATCCTGTTGATACAGGTAAGACCTTCACTATCTCCGTAACTGTAACAGATGACGATTGATGAGGTATGAATCATGGCTGCGATACACAAGATCGAAGAAATTAAATTAAGTAAAAACCCAGTGAATACAGGGGAACAGTTCAAATTGACTGTTTCCCTGGTAACGTGGGACTACTTGAAGAAAAACTATACGTGGAACACGTTAAAAACAGAAAAAACATGGGGCTCTTTGGTAGAAAGGAGTTGATTAAGTGGCAACACAGACAACAAATCTTGGACTTACTAAGCCTTCCGATTCTGACGCACCAGACATATCCGTTATCAATAATAATATGGACCTGATAGATGAAGAGTTTGAATCTATGGTAGATACGGAAGATTACGACCAGACAGCAAGCACGGAAGCTGAAATTTCCCCTGTTATCCTCGCAAAAATCAATGCCGTTTCTGAACAGGTGACATCAAACTACAACCTTCTAAACACGAATAAAGCGGAATCCACAGATGTTTACACAAAATCAGAGGTAAATAACCTGGTGGCTTCTGGTGGAAGTTCTGTATTGCCGATCAATGATAACTATATTTTTTGCGGAAGTGTTGACTACAATTATCAAGGCGGTGGGAGCGGATATATTCTTCAAAACGATATGATGATAAGGTTATCAAACAAAGGATATAATGCATACACAAAGGGGACGTATTACTTCCCTGTACATATTAGTGAGGGTTCACTTTTTTATTATTTAACAATAGATAATGTCAGTATCTCCATTGATTTCAACGTGTCAGGAATAACATCAAATGTATTTATTAAATTAGAAATTGATGAAAATGACAATAACACAATGTATGTGATTGGAATGACGGATACGGGAGCTAAATACCTAAAAGGAAGCGGTTCATCAGGAGGAGGGACATTCAACATCACAACCGTTGATGTTGACACACTAACGGATTATGAGCCCGTGAATGGATTCGAAGAATGTTACCTTCGTGATTCATCAGGAGCAGGAAGCACAGCAAATATATCCTATGGAACGGATGACCTTGTTGCCGGAGAATCGGAGCTTGCTGATGGTGCCCTGTACTTCGTTTATGTGGAATAGGCGGTGGAAGCATGGGAGCATATATAGGTGTAAATGGAAAAGCTAAGAAGATATTGAAAGGATATGTCGGAGTTCCAACAAGAGTTCCAATATACGAGACAACAGGAGAAAAAGTAACCATCACGGTAGACAATATTGGAGAATACTTCAATGTTACGAACAGCACATATTACTTTGCTGGAAGTTCCGGCACTTGGACATCTAACAACAAGGCAGTAAATTCGTCTACAGCCCAGACGGTTCTCACACTGAAATCTGATGGGAAGGTATCCTTCAATTATACGTGCAGCAGTGAGTCAAACTATGACAAACTGACGATTACAACGACAATAGGCGGTACGACAACTACAAGGGTTAATGCGGTAAGTGGCGTAACAAGCGGTTCTCTCAGTTATGACATGAGTGCTGGGGATTCTATAACGTTCAAATATGCTAAAGACAGTTCGGTTAATTCCAACAGTGACATATGTACATTCAGCAATCTTGTGCATGATACATTTCAGGAAGTTCTTGTTGGGTATGAAGAAAAAGAACTTGCGAAAAAAATATGGAGAGCATATGTAGGAGTAGGAGAAAAAGCGAAACTTGCTTACAGTTCCAGGGCGGAAGTGAAATTAAATGGATATCTAACAGGCTTGTCGTCTGCGAATCATGCATGGGGTAGCAGGGGTTATGTACAAGATTACGTTCTTTTCGCAGGCGGAGGTTTATATACAAACATTCAGTCTGATGTAACTAATATAGTTGATGCAATAGATAAGGATTTGACAAGGGCTTCTGCACCTAATTTATCCGACGTAAGACAAAGAATTAATTCTGCCGCATCGCTGCATGATGGTACAGCTACAATATTTATTGGAGGAAGCAAATGTAGTGATCAAATAACTACTGTAGAAAAATACAATAATGACTTAACAAAATCGTCTCTGACATCTTTGTCGAAAAAAAGATCGCATGGATCTTCAACATCATCGCCAACGCATTCAATATGTGCAGGTGGATTAATAGGATGGAGTACAACAGGAATATGTACAACTAGCGTAGAAGGATTTTCTAATGATACATTTACAAAGACAACACTTGCATCACTTTCCGTTGCAAAAATGAATATTAATGCATTCTGTGTTGGAGAATATGCTGTATATGTTGGGGGTCAGTCTTATGAGGGGAAAGAAACTTATCAAGTAGAGGCATACAGTTCAGATTTAACCAAAATTTCAGCCGGAAACCTAATTATAGGTTCGAACACTAATGATAGTAATTCATGTGAATTTGGAGAATACACGGTTGTATATGCAACGGATGAAACTGTTTCGTACGATATTGATTTAACCCAAACGTCTTTCGGACGAATTATCGCAAAAGGAGGTTGCACACATAGACCGATTAAAAATCTTGCGTTATGTACATATGGTGTGAAAAATGAAGATGAAACGACAGATTATTTAATGTCAATATTAGAAGATGGAATCACATACTCTGGAACAATGAATTTAGAATGGAAATCAGAATACGGATATTTTCCAGATAGTGGTATAGGAATTGTAGATGATAGTTATTTGATTTTTCCATTAATTTCTAATGTAAGTGGATACACATTTCCAACCCTTGTAGTTGAAGTAAAATAAGAAAGGAGTTTTTTTTAAATGCTATACAAAAAATATCAAATATGGGACGAAGTAAGTCCGGTTATCGTACCGACAGGGAAAGTCTATACAGCCGAAGAATGGGCAGACAAGTACCCGATGGCGAAGCTGGATGGACTTAACCTTGTAATCGGCGGAGGTAAAATCAACGGCTCATTCTGCACGGAGTACACATCATTCATTGACATGTATGAAAAGATGGGATGTGACTTCACAGGATGCACAACACAGCAGGAGCACCTTGACGCAATCGAGGCATTCGAAGATGAAATGAACAAACCGAAGGAAGAGGAATCTGTGACAGCCGAAGAACGGATTGCGGCTGCGCTGGAAGCACAGGTAATGATGGCACTTCCTGATGAAGAAAGCGAGGTGATCTAATATGGATTTTGAAACAATTAAGTCGAATTATGAAAAAGGACTCTGGAATATTGTTCTTGTTAAGATTGCGGTTAAAAAAGGCCTTATTACAAAAGAGCAATACAAGGAAATCACAGGAAAAGATTATAAGTAAACGTGACATGACATCACAGAACAGGAGGTACCATGGCATCTTATAAAACCGGATGGGTAAAGAAAAAAATCAATGACGTATACACTAAGGTCTTTGCCTTTGCTCATGCAAAGACGGTGTATACAGATTACCAGAACGGAACAACGCTTGATGAAGTGCTTTTGGATACGGAAGATTACGACCAGTCGGCAAGCACGGAAGCTGAAATTTCCCCTGTTATCCTCGCAAAAATCAATGCCGTTTCTGAGCAGGAAACAGCAAATTACAACCTTCTAAACACAAATAAAGCGGAATCCACAGATGTTTACACAAAATCAGAGGTAAATAACCTGCTATCAGAATTACAGAAGAAAGACCCGACATTATTACATACAGACGTAGACACAATTTCTGTAGGAATATCATTCGAAGGAGGAACTACAGACCCGTTTGAAATCACTGTAGTTTCTTTTGACCATACGGATATTTATGCAGATAAGTTTGTCTGTTCGTACATGGGTGGAAACAGTTTCAGGTTTATTAAATGTTGCGGCAATAGTTCCATCAACATAGAATCAATCGTACAGTATTCCGCATCTGCAATAGTAGTTACATTTGATTCAAAACTGCCAAGTGGAACCTATGTAGAGTTTAGGATATTGTAAAGTGGAAAAATTTTCAAAAAGGGAATACAATTACCTGATATTGTAATATAATACTATTGGGAGGTGATTGCTCAATAGTGAACAAAGAAAGGAGATAAGACATGTCTTTGAAATGGCTGAAACTTCTTAACAAATCAACAGAAACAAAAGAAAGGTTTTTCCCAATAACACATGCGGCTGCCGTATTCACAGGAGATAGCAACGAATCGACAGTAGAAAACGATCTTGCAAAAGTAGGTTCTGTGAAAGGTGCCGGAACAGGCTCTGTTCAGGCTGTGGATTCCGAATCTGAAGCAAACGGAAATTATTCTGCTGCCTATGGGAAAGGAAACCTTGCGAAGCATTTCAACACGATCTTTGGGAAATGGGCGAATGACAGCAATATTACTGGTTCTGTAGAAGACAGCACCTCTGTAGGTGATTTGTTCGCAGTAGGAAATGGAACATCCGAAACAAGTAGGTCAAACGCACTCCGACTTAGAACAAACGGAAATCTATTTATTATGGGAGAATACTCTACATCCGGTGCGGATTATGCGGAGTATTTCGAATGGTTAGATGGGAATCCAACAGGAGAGGACAGAAGAGGGTACTTTGTAACACTGGATGGCGAAAAAATAAAGCTGATTGACAAAGATATTACAGAATCTGATTTTGTTTTGGGAGCTGTAAGTTCGTTTCCAGGTGTTATAGGAAACGCAGATGAAGATTGGCAGGGAAGATGGTTAAAGGATGAATACGGTTCCTTAATCGTTGATAATGGCTCATTCGTACAAAATCCAGACTATGATCCAACTCAAAAATATATTCCAAGATCAGATAGGAAAGAGTGGGATGCTATTGGGATGAATGGAGTGCTTGTTGTTCGTGATGATGGGACCTGTGAAGTTAATGGGTACTGCAGACCTGTTTCTGGTGGAATATCTACAAAAGCAAAAGAACACACAAAAAATACTTACAGAGTAATTGAAAGAATTAATAGTAACCTTATTAAAATCGTATTTTAACGAATACACCATGAAAGAAAGATATGAGGTAGATTTATGTATTATTACGCAATACTTAATGCCGCAACACACGTTTGCGAAGAGGTGATTCAGCTTGAAGAAGAATTAACGGATTACAATGTAAATGAGTATATCCCACTTTCTTCATATGACACTAGCGTTGTCGGAAAGGTATACAACTTTGAAACGCAGCAGTTTGAGGACGCAAGTGAAACGGCAAACTGTACAATGCTTGCAGAAAAGGTGTCGATAGGGAACAGAAGGCTTGACCTATTCATAGGAGATGAAACAGGTCTTTCCATAGGAGATAATACACCGAATAACCTTGTGGCAGCAATCAATCAGGTTTTTCAGTCTGCCAGTGATGGTAAAACGGCTATTGCTAATGCTATCACTGGCGTAGATGACAGCATTACAATTCCGTCAAACCCGACATTTTCAGAACTTGCTTCTGCAATCGGTCAGATTTCCACAGGGTTACAGGTGGCTACCGGAAGCATGAACGAATACACAATTCAATCAACGATAGAAGGAACAACAACTTTCAGGCCTAAGATTGTAATAGTCTACAATTTTGGCACAGGATTGAGTAACTTCAACATGGGTGTGTATGTTTCCCCGGATATTACAGGTGTAACCACACATCAGATCTCCGACAGTGCGAACGGAATCGGAAACACACTTTCCAGACGTGCAAACGCTTTTACCATTACAGACACAGGATTCTCCATGATTAACACTGGAGCTGCAACTGACCTGAAATGGATTGCACTCGGATAACCTAATGTAACCGTAAACGTGTTTTAAAGTCGTGCCGTGCATAGCCATGGCACGCAGAAAGAGGTAATTATGTATTATTATGCTATGATTGACAGCTCAAATATTGTAACGAATACGATATCATCTGCTTCTACTATCACAGCACCAACAATGATTCCTATTTCAGAGGAACAGTTCAATTCAGGAGATTTGATTGGGAAGTATTATGATTCTTCTACAGGAGAATTTGTAGACCCGACACCTTCTGTCCTTGCTGAATTATCAACGGAACAAATCAACCATGGAGAAGAGTGGCTGTCTGAAATTATTGAATCTATTAAGACAGTAAAACGTCCAAAACCTGTCACAGCACTAACGAAAGTTGGAACTCTTGGATTTTATGCGGATGCAATGGCATCCGGTAACGGTGTTCATGTAGTTATTGATAGTTCCGGAAATATTTATACTTCAACAGATTTGTTGAACTGGACTTTAAGAAATCAGACGTTCAGCGCAGGTTATAATCTTTGCTTTGGAAACGGTGTGTTCATATGTGAAGTAACAGTAGACGGAGACCAGAAAATTGCAAGATCGACTGACGGTATTAACTGGACTGTTGGGGCGGCACTCCCTGTAAATTATGTAGTACGTTCAATCGCATATGGTGACGGTATATTTGCAATCGGTGCTTCTAACGAAACATCAGGTACCAGTCAGGATGCGGGAGCTTTCTATATCACGGAAGATAACGGAGCGACAATCGTTCAAAAGTTTAACAAATATGTTCATACATTATGCTATGACTATATTGAAAAGATGTTCGTAGGACTTACTTATTATATTTCAAGCAGTTCAACAATTGATTATCTTTTCTATGCTATTCCTTCAACAAATTTTTACAGCCAGGTTAAAGAAGCGAAGTTAAATTCTAACGAAAAGGTTCCAAATTCAGCCGCTTACGGCAAAGGATTATTCGTAGGTGCATATCCTGGAGAATTTACAGTCATGACGATTCATGGTCAGTGGAGATATTCAGGAGCACAAACACTTGGAGGACACACACACAGCATGAAATTTGGAGAAGGTGCTTTCTTTGCCGCCGACAGATATTACATCTATAACAGCCCTGACGGTATGAAATGGCACTATGCACCAATTCCTGATGATGGCTATGCATCTGTTATACATCCTGTAGGTGGGAAACTTGTTGTTATTGACAACGATAAGAATATATACATTGATGACTGTGTTGAATACGTTCCTATCGCTGACGCAGTATCAGGTATGTGAGAGGTGTGGAAAATATGTATATTACAACAGAGACAATCATACAAGCAGCGGCTGTCATTACTGCATTAGGGACCATCATAGGAATTGTTTTTGTACTATTCCAATGGCTCCAAAAGCAGAAACAGCAGGACATTGACATTGACATCCTGAAGGAAGAGCAATGCATTCTGACTTACGGAATCCTTGCTTGCCTGAAAGGATTGAAAGAACAGGGATGCAATGGTCCTGTCACGGAAGCTGTTGAAAAGATCGAGAAACATTTGAACCGGAAAGCACACGACCAGATTTGAAAGGAGGTGCATGAGCCATCGACATTTCATTCATTACTCAGTATGCAGTACCTATCATTGTAGGAATCTGCCTTTGCATCGGTTATGTGATGAAGAACGTAGTCACAACAGATAAGATTAATGCGTTCATTCCGCTAATCATGGCCGTCCTTGGTGTAGTTCTTAACACATGGATTAACAGAGAATTTACACCGGAGGTTCTCCTTGGCGGGCTGTTCAGCGGTCTTGCGAGCACCGGGTTACACCAGGTGTTCAAAAACATTATACGAAAGGATGATTGATTATGGGACTTATAGTAGGATCAGCGAGGATTGATGAAAACGGACGAATAACCGGCGGAGCAGCAGGCGACCAGACCGGTATTGAAGTCAGCAAACAGCCGTATTACATGCACAGCAAAGGATGGATTTGTATTCGTCCAAAATCAGTGCAGGACGCAAATAAGATAGCATCCGCCATGAATGATGCATGTGACAATAACAACATTGGATACGACCAGAACGGACGTTATGGAATCGTCAACAAAGTCAAAGAATGTGGTGCAATCAAGAAGATCAGTGTACCGACAGAAGCAGACTGCAGTTCTACCATCAGAGCCTGCTGCATAGAAGCGTTCGGAACTGATCCAGGAGACTTCAGCACGGCGAATGAAGCATATGTCCTTGGAAGGACAGGGAAATTCGAGCCTGCATTTGCTGTCACAAGCTCAACGGAATTGTTCAATGGTGACATTCTTGTCACGAAAACGAAAGGACACACTGTTGCCGTAGTCAGCGGAAACCCACGACCTACCACTCCAGCAAAGAAATCTCCGGTTGCGAATCCTACACTTAGATTCGGAAGTGAAGGAGCAGAGACCAAAAAACTGCAAAAAAACCTCAATAAATTAAAATTCAAAGATTCAGAAGGAAAGAAACTTGTTACTGATGGTGAGTTCGGTCGGAGAACCGGAGAATCACTAAGAAAATTCCAGAAGAAATACAAGCTGGAAGTGGACGGCATCTATGGCCCAAAATCATACGCTCAAATGAAAAAGCTGATTAAATAAGGCGGTCATGTGGATTTTCCACCTGAAATAAAAAAATCCCCTGGGTGTAAATACTCAGGGGATTTTTTATATGCTAGATTAGCAGCAGTGGACTTCCACCCAACAGGTCTGCTGGCCGCAAGGGTACTTGCCGCCGTCGGCAGAACCGTTGTAAGGACACTCTGCACAGTTGCAGATGTTATCCTTATTGTGGAGGAAGTCCTTAACTTCCTCAGCAACGGTTACGTCCGGCTGGGAAAGTCTCTCACGGCTTACCCAGCCAAGACCTGGATAGAAATATAATTTAATTCCATCCGTTTCCTTACATTTCATTGTAATGATGTTTCCATTGTTTAATTTAACCTCTTCCAATTTTCTCATAATTTCCTCTCTATCCATACTTTTTTCACCTTTCTATAAAAAATCCTCAATGTTCATCTGCCCTGGTAACTGTTCGTCAACATTCTTTTCCTTTTCCTGATGCACGTATCCATCACAATAGCAATCTATCAGAATGTGTTCCAGTGAATGATGGCTATAGTGATAATCTTCTGAACTCCGGTGTGATCTCCATACACGAAAAGACTGAACCTGTAGATTCAGCCATTCCTTCGGTATTTTCCCTGTTACTATCTTGTAGTAATCTTTACCAGAATCGAATGTATTGATATTTACGCTCTTATATACGTCCTTATCGTCATGATAATGTGGAACGATTCCCTCACTATGCCCAATATGGAATGTGTTCACTCTGAACAGGTTTTTTCCGTCTTTTCCGGTATCCCTGGTCGTTATGGTGATATCTCCAATGAAATTATCAAGCTCAACTAACTCCTTAACCGTCATACACCATCCCCCTGTCCCTGGTAGAACTGGATGCGGTTATTGACGAAGTCCGTTATATCCTTATCCTTTTTCATCTGTTCCAGAAGATCCATGGCACTGTCCCTTGTGATATATTCAGAAATAATATCGTTATAAGCATCATCATATACAACAAAAAACGTGTCTCTTTCTGCTGTCGAAAGGTCCACATGTACTTCTTTTCCTTCATAAACGCAATCTTCCTTATAAGTCATAATATCGTCCATGGTACATTCCAGCAGTACGGCCAGTTCCTTAATCCGGTGGTAAGACTGTGGGATCCGCTTGTTGCTGTCCCACATTTCCAGTGTTCTTAACGGAATTTCCGTCTGTTTTGCTATTTCCGCAAGGGATAATCCCTTTTTTCTTCTTATATTTCTTAAATTATTCATAATAACATCTCCTGTCTTTATACATAATAATACATAAGATGGAATCCCCACATCCATGAAGATGCCACCTTATGATATACTGAACTAGTATGAACTAGTCTAATTTCTTATTTGTGTCTGTCGCAAGAGAAATTTTTCTCTTTTCCTTATCGTAAATGTATATATTATTAGAGAGCCTTTCTTCCAACAAAACAGCATCACTGTTTACCTCTGCTACCATGGATGCTATTTCATCCAGTTCCATGTCGATTGATGCAGAAACAGCAATAACTTCATGTATGCTGGAAGGAAGTATGTATAATGTACTTTCTTTTAATCTTGACGCAATGTCAAAAAGTACTCTCTCATATAGCATTACAGACGCACCATTTATTCCTATATCATTTGATATGAGATAGAATGGTAAACTATCTGAAAACATATTTCCTGCAATTTCTTCCGGCATACCATCTTTTATTGCAATATCTTTAAGAACCTCTTCTAAAGTCTTTACATCTGCAGGAAACATCTCTATTGTATTCCTTGCCGCATTATTGAACAGTTCCTCTTCCGTCATATTTAACAATTTTACTGAATCGTTATTTATGACGGTACTTCCTATTTTTCCGTCGTCTACAGATACAACTAACCTGTATATAACAGAGAGGTCAAGGAACTGTCTGTGTGGAATGTCATCCAGCATCTTCCGGTTCTGCTCTGTATTTATCAGCTGGAATACTATTTTATCTTTCGCATATTCCTTTTCAAATGACAGTTCAGCCAGCTTAGGAAATTTCTCATCCATATGCTCTGCCATTATTTTAGCTGCATATTCTACAGACATATCAAACGAACCACATCTTTTGTAGTATTCGTAGATCTGGTTGACATAAATAATAGGTACAACCGTCACTCCCTTACCTACAAGACGGATTCCGTCTATTTCTTTATTTATTTTGTTTACTGGTATAATTTCCAGTTTCAGATGCTGATATCTGTCTGGAATATACTCCATGAATTTTTCTTCTACCTTTGTTTTAAATTCTTCATATTTCATATTTCTACCTCATTCTTTCTCCCCGTATAGCCGATAGGCCAGCTGTTTTCATTTCTTTTATTACTTATCGGAATTGCACCACGCTAATTTTCAGCCGTCGGCGGTCGCTGTTGCCAGACTATACCCCATGGCAACCTGGGGTCGAGATACTATTATTCTTCTATATAACGGAGTACAGATTCTCCGTTGATTACACAGAAGGTCTTTTCTGTGTAATTCACAATGACTCCGTAGAGTCTTTTCTTCATATTAAATTTTGCCTTATCCGAAAATATAGGCATTAAATTTGTACTGCATTTTTCCCAAGCTCTATACATGCTGTTGTAAAGGGCCTTTATTTCGCTGGCTGAACCAGCGAACATTGTTTCTTCAAAACAATCATATTTAATAATCATAATTTCCTCTCTTTCTGCCCTCGTTACCTCCGGGGCGGGTTTTGATTTCTGTGTTGTTCTGTTGTTGTATATATATTACCACACACAAAGAGTAATGTCAATATAAAATTGTAAATTTTTGTAAGTTTTTTTATTCTATACAATCAATGAATTTCATCTTTCCAGGTACCGCATATTCCTATGCAGGTACTACGTACCATTAATTTAAGTGGAAACATGGTGGGACACCTAAGAAATGGAAAATGGATGTGGGACAGATCTGAAATCTATCTTCCTATGAAGTCCAAATACTCCGGTATTACATACCAGGTACTACGTACCCTTAATTTAAGCGGAAACAAGATGGGACACCTAATATATGGAAAAATGGGGAAGTGGAAACCTAGACTACAACTTGAACTAACATGGACTAAAAACAAACTATCTGAATATTAGTTATTGACAAAAAAGAAAATATTCTGTATTCTGTGTTTGAACACAATAGAATACAGAAATATACTGGAAAGGGTGTTCACAGTGAAAAGTAGTTGCAATACTGTTTACTTCACGGCAGGAGCAAAAAGATACCTTCTGAGATATTCGGAAGATATCAAGGATGCTCTGGATAGGTTCCGGAACAGTGACTATGATTCGGATGATGGGAAGCCAGACAATGACCTTATAGTTGAGTTCGGAGCCTATGAGCTTCCGTTCGGAACCATATGGATCATAAACTATGATCTGTTCTCCGGGCAGGACTTCATAACAGTACTTCTGCCGACTGAATACTACTAGAAAGGAATGGTGATTAACCAACAAGAATCAAACGAAAAGTAACTAAACCCTCAATCCTACTTCAATGACAGTGATTATTTTGCTGTGGATAAGTGCTAAAGTCGCTAAGGGATATTAAAAAAGATGGAGATGTTTATCCGGTTCACGGTGCATACTTCATGTCAGAAAAAGATAACCGGTCCATGTTCATCAATGAGAGCTGGATCGGAACAAAAGAAGATTACTTTGAAATCATAGAAAGGTAGAAGTCAATGGAAGAAACACGAAAACAGTTTAAGATGGGTTCGCTCTTTGACGGGTTGTATTCAATTACAAATGACGGACGTTTATATAGCAATAGAAGAAATAAGTTTTTGCGTCCATCGACAGATAAATACGGATATCTATATTATGTGATAAGTATTGATGGAGTAAGAAAAACACTAAAAGCACATAGGCTTGTTGCACAAGCATTTATTCCGAATCCGTACAACAAGCCTACTGTAAATCATAAAAACGGAATACGAGATGATAACAGGGTTGAAAATCTTGAATGGGCAACTTATAAAGAGCAGCAAGAAAATGAAGTTACAAAAGAACGTGCAAAAAAGGTTCACGAAAAAACAGATTATAGGAGCATGGGAGCAAAACGGAATTTTGGAAGAAAAAAAACAGCCGTATATAAAGATGGTGTACTCATAGGAAAGTATGAAACATTATTGGAAGCGGCTAGGCAAAATAATACGAATTACTCAAAGGCATCTGAATGTGCTAATGGTAATAGAAAAAAAGCAGGAGGGTTGGTATTTTGTTTCGAATAGGAAGTTTATTTTCAGGATCAGGTGGCTTTGAATTAGCCGCCACACTTTGCGGAATGGAGCCGATATGGGCTTCTGAAATCGAACCGTTTCCAATAAGAGTTACCACGAAACGATTTCCCCACATGAAACATTACGGAGATATATCCTCAATATCCGGCTCTGACCTTGAGCCGGTAGACCTCATAACAGGCGGAAGCCCATGTCAAGATATGTCCGTTGCAGGAAAACGAAAAGGAATGAGCAAAGAGTGTCCAAAATGTGGTTACAAATCGGTAGCCAATGAAGATACGGACACTTGCCCGGAGTGTGGTTCTGAAATGCAATACACACGCTCCGGTTTATTCATGGAGCAGATCAGAATAGTAAAGGAGATGAGACAAGCTGATGAATTGGCAAGATTACGAAGTGGAAGGACAGATGAGCATATTCGACCTAGATTCATGCTCTGGGAGAACGTCACAGGAGCATTCAGCAGCAACAAAGGAGAAGATTTTCGAGCCGTACTTGAAGAAACAGCGAAAGTCGTTGACAAGACCGCCACTATTCCTAGACCTCCGAAAGGAAAATGGAATACAGAGGGATGCATCGTGGGTGATGGGTGGTCCATTGCCTGGAGAGTTCTCGATGCTCAATTTTGGGGAGTCCCCCAAAGACGTAGACGAATCGCTCTTGTCGCAGATTTTGCAGGACAATGTGCCGGAGAAATACTATTTAAGCGCAAAGGCTTGTCAAGGAATTTTACGGAGAGCCGAAAATCGTGGCAAGCAACTTCCGGAGATATTGCGAAAGGCACTGATGCATCAAGCGAACATTGCATAGGTTTTGAACCTGGGGCAGCAACACGAACCGGTGGACATACATACGATAACCAAACTGGATCATTAAGAGCGAACATGGGCGATAACCAGTTTTGCGTGGCGAAAGAAGAACAATATGCCGTTGATTTTGGAAGAGTTGCTGACAGAATACAGATGAACGCAACAAAGTCGGTAACATTACAAGGATTAGGCGGTGGATCAGGAGCAAAGACAGGGTTGTATTGTCTGCCGAAAGAAACATATTGTATGAATGAAAGACAATATGCTTGCACAGTAGGAAAAGAGATTGCAAATACTCTAACTGGGACAGATTACAAAGGAACACAATGTATATTTGAACCTCAAAATGACAATCCACCAGTCACTATGCAGATACGCAGTGGATGTGAGGGCGGCGGTAAAGGTGCATTGCTTCAGATAAACAAATCAGCAACATTGAGCTGTGGTGTTCCACAGACGCTATTTGAGCCACAAAAGAAAGTTTATGGAATATGCTCTTATGGCTCAAATTCAATGAAATCCGATAATCCACATAGCGGAATATACGAAGCTGACACGGCAAGAACATTAGACCTCAATGGTGGTAATCCTGCTTGCAATCAAGGCGGTATATGCGTTGTGGAAGGTAACGGCTCTCGACCATCACACCGTGGAGATGGATATAAGGAATCAGAAACTATGTACACGCTGAATGCGACAGAGCAACACGCAGTAGCCTACGATTGCAGAAATAATGTTCCAATAGAAGAAAAGAGCGGTACATTACAAGCAAAGTCAAACGGCGGTCAATCATTGAATTATATCAATCCGGTAGCACAGCAATGTGGATTTGAAATGAAAGCGTTCGGTAAATATGATGAATCAGGAAAAGCAAGCTGCCTAAAAAGCAGAGATTACAAAGATGCTACTGATCTGATTGTTGAACCATCCTACATAGTAAGACGGCTGACACCGATTGAATGTGCAAGATTGCAAGGCTTCCCGGACTGGTGGCTTGATGGTCTGGAAACAGAAGAACCGACAGGTCATGATATAGCCTTTTGGCGAGAAGTTTTTGAAACACATAGAAAGATAGTAACAGGAGCAAAGAAACCAAAGACGGACAAACAGATCATAAAATGGCTGCAAAATCCGTATTCCGATGGCGCAGCTTATAAGCTCTGGGGGAACGGAATTGCCCTACCATGCTTCCTTTATGTCATAGAGGGAATAAAAGAAGTCCTCGAAAAAACCTCAAATGAAAACAACGAAACAAAACCTCACAAGTAACACAATCCATTGAATTAGATTAAAGTCCGGAAAGGAGAAAAATGTGTGTCGAAAGAAAGATTACAAGGAACAACGGAAACAGTGAAGGAAATATTGGAATCTGACCGAAAATCAAGGGATGATGATAATTACCTTTATTACATGGTGCTGAAGCGTTATGGACAGAAGAACGGAGTTGATATTGATAGTATGTCAATTCCAAGGTTCCTTCTCCACATGAAGGACTATGGATTTCCGCCATTTGAAAGTGTCAGAAGGGCAAGGCAGAAACTGCAGCATGACAATCCGGAACTTGCAAGCAGTCAGAGGGTTGCGGAGATAAGGAAACGGAAAGAAGCAGCATATCGTTCTTATGTGAGAGAATGATAGGAAGGAGTATATGAAAATGGTTAAAAAAATTATTATGTGTGATTTTTGCAAGAAAGAAATTAAAGGAGAAAATATAAGGCTCATAGCGAACAGGGTTGATACGGAAACCGGAGATATTGTATCTGACTTCTTACGTGAGCAGTGGGAACGTGATTACCATCCCGATTGCGTGAATAAGATTCTGGATTATGCGAACAACCATGAAGTTGTCACAGAACCGGAAGAAGTGAGTACAGAACCGGAATTAGTTGTGCCAACATCAATGATGGGCGACTTTCTGGAGAAAGCACAGGAAGAAGTGAAGGAAGAGACAGAATCAGATGAATCAGAAGGGACACAGGATCCGCAGGAGCCAGAAGAAAAAAAGAAGAAACGAAACAAACTTGATATCGGGAAAATATTAGCATTAAGAGATGCCGGATGGACACATCAACAGATAGCGGAAGAGATGGGAACAACAAAAGAAACGATTGCCGTAACGATATGCAAAAACAAGAAAAAAAGCTAAAAGAAAGTAATTGAAAGAAAGGATGGGAAGAAGATGGATAGGTGGGAAAAAGCAAAGAACAGAAAAAAATTTAAAAAGATTTCTTCAAATGAGAAAGAGATGGAAAAAATAAAGAAAGAAAACAAGATTTACCATGCCTTTTGTGCATATCTTCTAAGTGGTGGATTGGCACTTGCGAACAAAGCACAAGGCTACCAGGTTTCGATCATGCCGCTTAGCATAGTGGATGAAATGTCGAAGAAGCCGGTAAGAATCAGAAGAACAGCACCCAGGAATGATTTAATGATGGAGGTGGGAAGAAAATGAGAATGAACGCAGAAGAAATGAACCAGGCATACTGCAGAGGATTAAATGCAGCACTTTTACTTTGCAAAAAAGGCGGAGCAGAAGCGATAGAGGAAGAAATAAAATTCAGGAACGTACATAAGTTCAGTTTGCCATTGTCAAAAAATGAAATGCTGAAAGCTGCCGAAGTTACCATTGACGAATTTCAAAAGAACACGATTAAAAACATAGAAGCAATGAGCCTGTTGGTACTTATGGATGAATTTGAGTTCAAAAAAGAAGATCTTGAACGTTTCATTGACAGATATGTACTGAAAACGGAATGTCTTATGACGGATGAACTTGTGAACTGGTCCACATACGAAGGAATAATTAAAGAAGAAGCAGGTATTGATATTGAACTTCCTATGGCTAAGGAGGAAGTTGAGAAAGAAATGATAAAAAAGAAACTTTCACAAAAAAGTTTCGAAAAAAGCACAAATAACCTTCACGAAATCGCAAAATTAAACAAACAGATCTTCGGAGCTATAGCAAACAGGAAAGCAAAAAAGAAAGAAGTAGAAAAATTTGCAGACCTGATGGTGGAAGAGATTTTGAAAATCAAAGGAATCGGAGCCAAAAAAGGAGAAGAAATAAAAAAGGCGATCATCAAGGCAGCAGGATAAGAATTGTGCGTAACATGAATATTGAAAGTACAGAAAACAACAGTTGATAACACATAACGAATGATGGTATGATACAGAAAAATGAATAAGGGAGCAGGATGCCAGTGGCTACACGGATTATGGTAGCAATTCAGAAGGGCGGAGTAGGGAAAACAACGTCTACAGTTATTATGGCGGACATATTGGCAGGCGCAGGGTATAAGGTTCTCCTTGTCGATCTTGACAGCCAGGGGAACGCAACGCAGATGGTGACGCAGAAAAGCATATATGAGAACAGCGGCAATACCGTTCTTGAAGCCATCAAGGAGAAGCGGCCAGACAGATATATCATCCGTGCAAAGGAGAATCTTGACCTGCTGCCAGCTGACGATATGCTTGTAACATTCAGTCGGTATATCTACACGGAGAAGGTTCAGAACCCTATCCGGGAGCTGGACAACACACTGAGACTTGTTGAAAGTGAATATGATTATATTCTGATGGATTGCCCGCCGAACCTTGGCGACCTGGTGCTGAATGCAATCGTGTGTTCAGACCACATTATGATTCCTGTAATGCCTGATGCGTTCGGAATGGATGCGTTAGACCGATTCGTTGATAACATCAAGGAAGCAAAGGGAAATGGACATACAAGGGCAGAGATAGCAGGTATCATACTGACGTGTAGAGATATGCGTAATGCACTGGAACGGTCAGTGGAAGAAAACATAAGAAGCCGTTACGGTTCCATGGTGTTTGACACTGTTATAAGGAGAAGGGCGAAACTGAAAGAATTTGCACTTACCGGCACAAGCATGAGATACAAAAAAGAAGCAGAAGCATTAGAGGATTACATTGAGTTAGTTAAGGAGATGGTTGAGCGTGTCGAATGATCTGATTAAGAAGAGATTAGCTGAAATAGGGAAGCAGAAGAAGGAAACGAACAAATCACGTCCGGATGTCGTGAAAAGCATTGTTGACGGAGAATCAGAAGACAGCAAATTGAAAGAGATTGCGGAAGAACTGAAAAAGCGGAAAGAAGAATATGATCCTCTTCCAAAAGACGGAGGATTTAAGGAAAACTATGTAAAGGATACCATATACATTGAAAAAGACCTTTATGAAGCATTTAACGCATTATGCCTGGAATACGGAGATAAAAAGCGTTATGCGAACCAGGCTTTCAGGGATTTCGTTGTAAAAAAACATGAGGAAATCAAAAGGGAAGAAAAGGGCGGAAAATAAATTTTCTGCCCTTTTTTAATTGTAAGAAAAAGGTCGAAATTCCATTAAAATTTTAATTTTGGATAAAGACAGATAACTTACATATGTTATATAATTCTTAATGGTAAGAACAAACATTCCCCTATCAATCAGCAAATGACCACAAGAAATGAACATTCTCCCCATCCACCTCAATACGGTCAATCAGTTGAAGCAAAGAATACCTGACGAAATCAATATTATTATTTTCACGCATGGCCGCCTGAAGATCAGAGACCACCATGACCGCACGCTCCTTACTAAAACCTCGCACCACACCCTCATCAGGAGATGCCTTCATAAGTGCCACTTTTCTCTGATATAATTCGTCGATTCTTTCTGCAATTTCCCCGACCTGTATAATCTGGTCGTTTCGCTGGTACAAGTCCATAAGACGACCAATTTCTATATTGATACCGTCTATCTCCTCATGGGCTTTATGAAAAGAGTTGCCACTTGGCAGCTCTTTTTTCATGTTCCGGATTAAGTTCGGATTTTTCGCAAGTCTCTTAATCTCCTTATATACCTTCTCTTCAAGCTCATGTATGCTCCAGTTCTTATTCTTGCATGATGGGTCTTTTATCATTTTTTTATTTACCTTTGCTCTTGAATGGCAGCAGTAGAACTTATTGCCGTTCGGGTTCTTTTTAACAAAGTATCTGGCACCGCAGTTATTGCAGTAAACAAGACCGGTAAGAATGTACCGGCTTTCCCTCATTGGATATCTTCCTATACGGCTTCTTATGTCCCTGACAGTTTCCCATAGGTCTTTCGGAATGATGGCGGTATGAATACCAGGATTCGTTGCATCATCAAAATGTATCGCTCCGGAATACAGAGGGTTGTCTAATACGTTCGCAACAGTCTCCGGATGGTGCCAGTCACCGTGTTTCGTTTTTTCTCCTTCCATCCTCTCACAGATCGAAGTTATCGGAACACCGGAAGCATACAGATCATAGACCTTCCTTACCTGGTCTGCTTCTGAATCATTCACAACCAGCTCTCCGTCAATATAGTCGTATCCGATCGGATGGGTGCCGCCACCATGCCATTTCCCTTCCTTTGCTCTTCCGACACGTCCGCTGAAAGTCCTCTCCGAAATCAATTCCCGCTCCAGCTGTGCGAACGCTGACAATATACCAATCATGGCCCTGCCATAGCTTGAAGTCGTATCGAATGACTCAGCTACAGACACAAAGTCTACATTGTTCGGAAGGAACAATTCTTCTATAAGATATAGTGTATCTTTCTGTGATCTTGAAAGCCTGTCTAGTTTGGTTACTAATACTACATCAATCTTTTTATTCACAACTGATTTTATCATCCTTTCCATGGCTGGACGTTCCAGAGAAGCGCCGCTGTACCCAGGGTCAATGAACATATCGACACAAACCCACCCCTTAGCCTTGCAGAACGCAAGCAACCTGTCCTTCTGCTCAGGTATAGATGTATTCTCTTTCTGTCCGTCTGTAGATACCCTGCAATATATCCCTACTCTTTTCATGTGAAAACCTCTTTATATATTTTTGTATAATTTTATCATTTTTATATTGACGTTTCCAAAATTCTGTATTATTATATATTTGAAACACAGAAGAACACAGAAACTAATTTCCCCAGGTTGCCATGGGGTATAGTCTGGCAACAGCGACCGCCGACGGCTGAAAATTTGCGGGGTGAAATTCCAAAACGGAAAGGAGTGAGACTATTGAAGAGTGAAAAACTCCTTCTCCTTGGTTTTGATGAATCCATACGTGGTGCAAGATATATGGATGCTGCACTTGAAATCATTGGGGAAGGAAACAATAGAATCTGGATGAAGGACTTATACATAGAATTAGCATCCAGATTTTTAACTACAACGGATAACATACTTTCAGGAATCCGTTATGCAATACAAAAATGGTGGAGCACGGCACCGGAAGATATGAAAAAGAAATATTTCCGGAGGAACTACAATTTGAACACTCCGCCAACAAACAAAGCGTTTATATATCTTGTTGTTAGCACAAATGTAAACGCTTTCAAATAATAATAGAAAGGGGAAAAAGGATGAAACATATAATTTTAAAATCCGCACATGCGGAAAATTTCAAAGTATTTAAGGACATCACGCTGTCCTTTGGTAAAGAATCCAGTGTATATGCGAAGAACTACACCGGAAAGAGCAGCATAGCCGATATGGTGTCATGGGTTCTTTTCGGGAAGAGCAGCACCGGTAATGTTGAGGGAAAGCACTTCCACCCACGAAGATATGACAAGAACGGTGTCAATATCGACCATGTGGATGTTGTAGCTGAAATCGTGCTTTCAATTGACGGAGAAGAGACAACCATCCGAAAAGTCCAGAAGCAGAAATGGGTCAGACATACAGGAGATTCCGAAAAGACATATGAGGGAGACAAGACGGAGTTCTTCTGGGATGGTGTCCCGACAACGGCAACGGAGCACAAGAAAAAAGTCGCTGGAATCATGGATGAAAGCGTGTTCTACATGCTTATCAATCCGGCCACATTTCCGGCAATGCCGTGGAAGAAACAGAGGGAATACCTCACAGAGCATATTGCTAATATAACAGATTCGGATGTTCTGAACCTTCCGGAATATGCTGCACTGAAAGAAAAAGTCGGAAAGAAATCGCTGGAAGAGTTCCGAAAGGTAACGAAAGAAGCGATCAAGGGATACAAGAAGAAACAGGCTGAAATCCCTATCAGAATCGACCAGGAGCAGAGTTCCATTCAGGAAGTAGACTTTTCTAAAGAGGAAATTCGACTTGCTGAATTGGAGAAAGAGATTTCAGATACGGAAACAGCTATTGAAAACACAGCTTCCATGTATGAGGAAAAGAACCGTATTTCCACGGAAATAGCTGATATCAAAGGAAATATGATTTCACTGGAAGCAGAAGAAAAAGACAGAATCGGAAAGGCCCGTGCAGACATACAGAGCCGTATCTATACCGCCGGATATTCTTTCAATGATGTGAGAAACAAGCTGAAAGACATTGAGAGAGATAACGAGGAACGGCAGAGAAAAATAGATGCTTCCGAAAAATATATTGATGAAATCAGAGAGAAATATAACATGGCGGCAAAACAGAAGTTCGATGAAAACGAACTGATCTGTCCTGCATGCGGTCAGAGTTATCCGGAAGAAAAACAGGAAGAACTAAGACAGTCTTTCTCTGAGAGCCAGAGAAAAACATTAAAAGGGTTCATTGAGGATGGAAACGAGTATAAAAAAATTACAGAAGAAATGAGAGCGGCTATTGATGCGACCGCTGTAGAAATAAAGACGTTGAAGGAAAGAATGGTTTCTTACAACGGAGAAAAAACAAAGCTCATGCAGGAGCTGGAAGAAATAAAAGATGTTGTTCCTGAGAATATCGAAGGATGGACGGAACTCAGGAATGAATACAACAGGCTTAACGAAGAACTGCAGAAGATTGACGTATCAGATGCAGACAGAATGAGGGCTGAACTTAAAGAGAAGAAAAACGGAATACAGTCAGAGATTGATGGTGTAAAAGAAAGACTTGCACTGAAAACCGTCATGGAGAAGAAACGGCAGGCGGTAGAAAATCTTGCTGGGGAACTGGTTGAAGTAACTCACAGACTTATGGAAGCGGAAAATCTGGACATGGAAATAGAAAAATGTATCCGTGCGAAGATGGATATGCTTTCTGAGAAAATCAACTCCATGTTCAAAGTCATTAAGTGGAAGCTTTTCGACCAGCTGAAAAATGGAGGATGGGAAGAGTGCTGTGTCTGCCAGATCAACGGCTCAGACTATGGAGATAATACAACATCAACAACGGAACGGATGATGGCCGGAATGGACATTATCAATACGTTGCAGGAACTGAATGAAATCAAGGCACCTATCTTCCTGGATGATGCAGATCTTTACAATGACTATAATATTCCGGAAATGGATTGCCAGATCATTAAGTTATGCGTATCTAATGATGATGAATTGAAAGTAGAGGTGGAGTAAATGGACTTAGTTAAGCTGAAATTTTTAAAAAACGGAAAACCAGTAGGAAAAGAGTATACCTACATAAGTAATTATGAAGCAGAAGTTGGTGATAACGTTGTTATTGATAAAGGAACAGGAAAAAAAGGAATCATAACAGAGATAAATGTTCCTGTTTCAGAAGTAGAGAATTACAAAGGAAACCTGAAAGAAATTGTTGGAAAAGTATGTGAAACGTGCGAAACGTGCGAACATCTCATTGCATTAGGAGAAGGAGATCACTTGTGCGGAGCAGGTGAACAGAAAGTTGTACTTATGGATTATGAGCCTGCGGAAGATTACATGTGGTGCGGTGGAGATAAATATAAAGAAAATTAAGAAAGCGAGGAATAGTAGTATGAGTGATGTAATTGTGATTGATGGTATTGAGTATGTAAGAAAAGACAGCTTGAACCAGAAAGCGGAAGAATTTGAAGGTATGAAATATTGCATTGTAAGAACATATTCAGCAGGTGTATTCGCCGGATATGTTGAGAGCAGGAACGGAAAGGAAGTGTCAATAAGGAAAGTAAGACGCATCTGGTACTGGGATGGAGCCAACAGCCTTTCACAGCTTGCAGTGGACGGTACACTGAAGCCGGAAAAATGTAAATTCGCTTGCGAAGTGGACAGGATCGAAGTTACAGAAGCTATTGAAATTATAGAGTGCACGGCAAAAGCAAAGGCATCTATTGAGGGGGTAGAGGAATGGAGAATGAAATAGTTGGTTCCGGTTCTGGTTACGGTTACGGTTACGGTTACGGTGACGGTTCCGGTTACGGTTCCGGTTCTGGTTACGGTTACGGTTACGGTGACGGTTCCG